TCAAAAAGAGCTTTTTTGAATGCCAAGTTTGCTTTCCTTCAATTGGCATTCATTTTCGCGCTTTATAAGTTCAAGCTCTTTCAAGTTAAGCTTTCTCTCCTTCTCATTCAACTCGTTCTCCTTCTTCCCGAGTTCATCCAGCTTGTCGAATATCTTTTGTTGAAGTTCCACGATGCTATCTAAGGAGCCGGCAAACTTGGTTACCCGTTCCGTTTCAGAAGGAATTTCGTCTTTCAGGACATCACCCTCACCCGTATACAGATATTCCAAGTTTAGCCTAGGAAAAGCTTTAACCATAGGGTCAGCGATGGCTGGCCTAAATTTCTTGGTTCTACCACTTTGCAAATTATAAACCACGGTATATGGTAGACCGATTGCTTTTGCAAAGCCAGGTCCATTCATGCCAACCGCTTCCAACACGTTAGCGATTATCTCACGCACGTTATACATTTTATTTTCATCGTTCATAATTCTATATATAATAATGTGAAACATGTCCTAATCACCTCCCGATGTCAGGTTTTACAACTTTTTTATCAAAAATACAAAAATTTTTGCCCAAAAACTTGCATATTTGATAACTTTTTCTTATCTTTGCAGTGTCAAATAACAATAACAACAACAAAAATACAAAATTATTCGTTCTTATGCAAATTTTTTATGTACCTAAAAGTAACAAAATGACAATTTAGGTAAGAATATTACAAGTAAGCCCCCTCCATGGGGGCAAGGTTTAACAAAAAAATATAGAAAAATGGAAGAGCTTATCAAGAAACCAATTACAGCGGAGCTCCGGGAACTGAGGATCGGAGACCGCAAGACATTCCCGATGGAACGCTACAGCTCCATTACAACGGTTATCAGCCGACTGAAAAGAGAATTGATGCGCGAAAAATGGGATGTCAAGAAGATAGTAAACAAGAAGGATTGTAGCATCACTATTCTTCGGGTCAGCTAAAGCTATTGAGTTGAGCATGGTAGAACTTAAAGTTGCTGAACTTTACTGCCATGGGTTAATAGACAAAGAGGTAGCCGACAGACTGGGCAAGCCGATATGGACTATCAGAACTCACAAGAAGCACATATACAAGAAGTTAGGAATATCCTCACAGCAAGAGCTGGTTCTTTATATGGTTGCAAGATTTGTAGGCTCCGCATTCGACATAACGAGCATACGCAAGTTTGGACTGAAAGCTATCTTAAAATAAGAAAAGGATGGAAGATTTAAAACTAGCTATCATGGCTCAGAAATATCTTCAGATTCTGACACAGATGGATGGGATAACCCTTTCATGGAAAATCGCCCAGAAGGTCGTTGGAGGCAAAAAGAGACTTGAACGGCTGATGATGGAAGAAAAAGTCAGATACGACAAGCCAGCAGGAGCACCGAATACAAAATGGCAGTTCAATGCCAGCGATATTTTTGAGAACGTGAAGCCTAAACCTCAAAAGGTTAAATTAGCTTAAAGCGGCAAAAACAACAAGCATGAGGCGCCAAAAAGCTATCTCTTACGAGATTTCAGAGCGTTTTTATTCGCTTAAAAAAGATTGCAAATAATAATTTTCAAAACGACAATTAAATTACAAGATTATGAGCATGTTTAAAAAGCCTTCGGAGTTGGCTTATAACTCCACAATTAAAGCATTAGTGTATGGTCAGCCAGGACTTGGAAAGTCCACATTGGCGTTGAGTACTCCTGATCCGGTACTCTTTGACTTCGATGGTGGCATTCAACGAGTAAATGGAGCCTTCCAATGCCCTACCCTTCAAGTACAGAATTGGACTGAGGTATTACAGGCATTGCAAGAACTAGAGAAAGAACCAAATGATTTCAAGACAATCGTCATTGATACAGCCGGAAAAATGCTTGACTACATGAGCACATACATCATCCAGCAAGACAATCGTCTTGGCAAGCGTGATGGCTCTTTAACCTTGCAAGGATTCGGAGCAAGAAAGATTATGTTCATCAACTTCTTGAAGCGGGTTTCGATGATGGGTAAACACGTGATTTTCGTAGCCCATGAGCGTGAAGAGAAGGATGGAGACATTCGTATCGTTCGTCCTGAGATTGGCGGTTCTTCTGCAGGTGACCTCATTAAAGAGTTGGATTTGGTCGGTTATATGCAAGCTATTGGCAACAAGAGAACTATTTCTTGGACACCACAAGAAAAATTCTATGCAAAGAATACATGTAACTTACCTCCTATGCAAGAGATTCCGGTAATCATTGATGCCCAGGGCAAGATCATCGGCCATAATGATTTCATGTCGAATATCTTTGAGAATTACGACAACTACTTGAAGCAAGAGTCAAACACTCGCAAAGAATATGATGAGCTGATTTCTGAGATTGAAGGTGAAGTTGCTTGCATCAGCGATGCAGAACAGGCAAACTCCTACGTTTTATCAATGAAGGACAAGAAGCAGATTTGGGATTCCAACGCTCATGCAAAGTCACTTATCACAGACCGATGCAAGGAGTTAGGCTTGAAGTTCAACAAAACGACCAAGAAGTATGAAGCAGCCTAGTTATTTCTTCTCTCCCACTCTTCTAGACCAATACTACTCGCTTTGCAATAGCGACACAATATGGGAGAAATATTACGGCCATAGTGAAACCCCTCAGTTCACGACTGAGGAGTTTCACGAAACTAAATATCAAGAATTGATAGACCGCATCAATAACGTCAAGACTCCAACTACGGAAGCTCAGGCAAAGGGTACATGTCTGAATGAGATTGTAGACTGCATTATCAAGAAGAAGTCAGCTCCTAGTGGTGGTGTATTCATCAAGACCGTTCGCAGCATGGAAGACTTCTTAGAGATTGCGTTGGCGAAAGCCAAGCCAAAAACAGAAGAGGAACAAAAGAAAATCATTCAACAATCACAAGAGTTGCTGGCGAAAATCGGAAAAGCATTCATATATGCAAGCCTTGAAGATTTTGAATTTTTCTTTGATGTCGATTTCTGCAAATCAATAGCCAAGTACTTCGATGGCTGCATCTGTCAGTTCTATACGGCAGCAAACTTGGAAACATCGAAAGGTGTGGTAGAATTGCATGGCTATTTGGATTATTTCAGAATGAAGTCAATCATGGACCTGAAGACTTGCAAGAACTACACCTTTGGTGACTATGCGCATTATAATCAGCGGTTTGCGTACCCTTACTGCATGATTACGTCCGGCATGATGACCGAGGTGCAAGACGTAGAATTTACGGCTTACAGGCTGACAGGAGGAAGCTCTCGCAATCTTCTTATAAGCGGAGTGCAGAACAGAGAGGTCTACACGTTTGACATGAAGCAGAGCGTAGAAATCCTTACTGAGAACTGCGAGAGTTTCATAGACTTCATCAATAACAACATTGAGAATATAAACAGAAATACAACAAGAATTTTTGGAGAAAACAGATAAAGATTATGAGTAACGTTAAATTAATTGGTTCCGTGAACCTCGCCAAGTTGAAAAACGTAGGCATCATGGGAATCACCGGCAAGAGCGGTCAGAAAAAGAAATGTATTGTTATCCCAATTGAGGATAATGATATTTTCGTTAAGGTGTCAACAAAGACTCGTACAGACGGACAGCAGTACGAATCTCGCATCTTCGGGTTGGGTGTTGAAGTCTACGAAAAAATGAACGTAGACCAATACGGAAACAGCCATTATCTGAAACGTGCGGTCAGCAAGGAGTATGTCAACAGCCATAGTCCGGAAGAAGTAGAGGCCATGAACAAGACCTATCTTGGAGACTTGAAGCCGGTGGAGATTCCTTCCAGCAATCAGGCTACTACAATTCAGCCTGACGCAGCGACAACTGCAGCACAGGACGATGACCTTCCTTTTTAACACATATTAATATATATGGTGGAGAAAATTGAGCTCAGAAAATCTTCTTGGGGGATGAAGACAGACAAGTCCCTCAAGGAGGTAGTCGCTGACTTACCGATAGGAACATATAATATATATGTAACTGAGGTTGGCTACATCACCACGTCTTCACAAAGAAAGCTGTTTTGGATGTGGATGACCCAACTTGAATATTGGTCGGGGCAATCTAGGATAGACTGGCATGACCATTACGTCAACAAGTTCATTCCACCATACAAGCATGGAATTAGCGACATCAGCACAAGGGCTATGACACACTTTATGCGCCAAGTCCAAGCGGACGCGACCGCAGAGTATGGTGTTATCCTTCCTCTGCCAGAAGATAGGGGCTACAACGAGTTCGTTTTAGAGTTTAAGAATTTATGAGGCAAGCGGTCATTTATCCTAGTACACAAGCACACCTTATTATTAAAGGTGGAAAAGAAAAGTGCCGATCGTTATCAACCGAGCACATCGTAAGTATAGGAAAACGTGGTGACAAAGCCGCCATTTTGCAAATTTTTGAGAATATGTGTAATGAAGAAGAAATAGCATCACAAGCTATCGGAAACATCCGAAAGAGACAACTAGATGAGATTAGGAAACGTATGCCGGAGAACAAGCAAGGCTATGAGTTTAAAATAAACGGCCACACCTTTGTTGCTTTCATACGTAGACTGACACCATCTGAATGTGCGGAGTTGCAGACAATTCCACACGACTATGAGTTTGTTTCTTCCGAGACACAGCAGTACCATGGCATTGGTAATGGTTGGAACATAGAAACTATCAAGCACATCTTTCAATTTATCCCTGAAGAGATAAAGAAAGACATGAAAGTTCTTTCGTTGTTTGATGGCATATCCGGCGGTCAGATGGCACTCAATGGAATTGGCGCCAAAGTGTCTACCTATCTTGCATCAGAGATAGACAAACACGCTATCGCAAACACCATGCACAATTTTCCGAATACTATTCAACTAGGTAGTGTTACAGAATTAAATGTGGACGAAATGGTACAGCAATATGGTATTCCGAACATTCTTATCGGTGGTTCACCATGCCAGGGCTTTTCTATGAGCGGCAAGCTGAAAGGCGCAGCAACAAGTCATGGAGAGGAGATTTACACTCTTGACCGGTATCTGGAACTAAAAGCACAAGGCTTTGAGTTTGACGGACAGTCGTATCTATTTTGGGAGTATATGCGTGTCCTAACGGAATTACGCAAGTATAACCCAAACATACTCTTCTTCCTCGAAAACGTAGAAATGCTAGATAAATGGGAACGTTGTCTGTCTCATGCTATCGGTGTTCGCGGTGTTCACATCAATTCAGCTTTGGTATCAGCCCAGCAACGCAAGCGTATCTACTGGACGAACATCAGAGTAAAAGACACCGGCAAGACGAACTTGTTTGATTTTGACGATGATCCTTTTGAACCACCAACCAAGAAGTCGGATATTCCCCAACCAAAAGACAGAGGTATCGTCATTGACGATATTCTTCAAGACGAAGTTGGAGAGAAATACTATCTGAAAGATGATATTGTCGGCAAACTCCTTGATAGGACAGAGAAAGCCAAGCTCAAAGACTACATCGGGAAAACACAAATGACTCTCGACGAATTGAGTGAAGAAATTCACCGGCTTGAGCCTCAACTATCAAAAGAAAAAATCGATGAGATAGCAAAGAATGGTCTTAAACAAGAAGTTGAACGGTTAAAGGGTATTTATGATGGTACATAAGGAGTTAGTAGGTGTTGCATATAAAGAAAGCATGAGTAATCTCGGTTCGAAATGCCCTTGTTTGGTATCAGGACTGTCACATCTACAATCTCAACATCAGAGATACCCTCATGTAATGGTAATATATGAAAAAGAACAAGAAACAATTTTGCCCTAATTGCGGTAAAGAAATGGTTCTAGCGGAATCTCACGAAAGAGAGTGTGACGAAAGCGCTATGGAGTATAACTACCAATGTACTTCATGCGGTTATCAGGTCAATGTAATAGAACCTACCGAAGAAGAAAAGAAAGAGGCATTCAAAGATTTTTGGAACAATGAAACGTAGACTAGTATTTTACCCTACACTTTTCAAGGATATAGTGATTCCTTTCACAACAAGAAGTAAAGTCGGTACGCTAACCGCATTTTATTCACATGGTGTGGGTGGATTTGACTTGCGGCCTTTCGTTTTAGAAATCCTAGAAAAATGACTGCAAAACATCAATTAGACCTCATATCTAGACAGATTAGGGGGGCAAAGATAAAGCCATCTGTATTTGCGCTACTATAGCAAAAGGAGGTGGCAATAATTCAGTAACTTATATTGTAGAACTTTATAATACAGATTAAAAATGAGAGCAAGATCAGGAATATGGTACGCTACCAAGGTGCGTTACCAAAAGACCATGGAAGATGGTTGTGAGAAAGTCGTAACAGAGCAGTATTTGATTGATGCATTGAGCTTTACAGAAGCCGAGAATGCTATCATCGATGAGATGTCTGTTTACGCAAGTGGCGAACTAAAGGTAAGCAACCTTGGTCAAGCCAATTTTAAGGAAGTCTTCTTCAGTGATGTAGATGATGACGATAAGTGGTATAAGGCTAAACTCCAGTTCATTACCATTGATGAGAAGAGTGAGAAGGAGAAGCGCAGCAATGTTACCTATCTTGTTCAGGCTAAGTCTCTCGCCCGTGCTCTCCGTTATATTGACGAGGTGATGGGGCAGACTATGATTGATTATGATGTGGTTGGTTTGAATGAAACCAAACTCCATGATGTCTTCGAACATCATGCACCTTCCGACAAAAACGAAGAGAAGAATGATGACAAAGAAGAAGCCAAGTAAACAGAAATGTGGTTTTGGTACTTCTACTTAACTCTAATTAGTATTGCAGTAGTGCTTGTATTAGCACTATTTGCAATACTGCTTTACTATTCAAGAAACGATAGATATGAATGAAATCATTATCATAATCGGATATTTGATATTGGCATTGTTAGCACTTAGTTGTGTAGCGTCTATCTTTATGATGGTGTTAATCATCGTATATCGCAAAGATATGCCACCATATCCATATAAAAAAGATAAAATATGAACGAAATCATTATCTATGGAGTAATCGGTATACTAGCTTGTATCATGTTACTCCTACTCTTCTGCGTTGCCGTGGTAATCATAAAAGTTATCGCTAATGGTATTGATGTAGAAGAGGAAACAAAAATGAAGTAATATGAAATATGAACTAAGGCCATACCAGAAAGAAGCATCAGACGCTGCAGTAAGGTTCTTCCAATCCAAAGAAAAGAAGAACTCCATCATCGTGGTGCCTACTGGTGGAGGAAAGAGCATCATTCTTGCAGACATTGCCCGACAGCTTGATGGAAACGTATTGGTTCTCCAACCATCAAAAGAGATACTAGAGCAAAATTTCTCCAAGCTACTAAGTTATGGAGTGACCGACTGCGCCATCTACTCTGCAAGTCTCAAAAGCAAAGACATCGACAGAATAACGTTTGCAACTATCGGTAGTATCATCAATCACAAGGAAGAGTTCGACAAGTTCAAGGCGATCATCGTAGATGAATGCCATGTTATCAACGCTACCGGTGGTATGTACAAAGACTTTCTGACACATGTAAAACGTAAGGTGTTAGGATTCACGGCCACTCCTTACCGTCTCTACACACAACAAGGCATCATGGCAAATGGAAAGTTCTTGCCAAACGGCTCGTACAAGGAAAGCGATTACTTCAAGAACGATTATGAGCCAAAGCCGGGAGTTATCCTTACCAATAAGTGTATCGAAAAGTTCCTTACCCGTACAAGACCGAGAATGTTCAACGATGTCATCTACCAAGTAAGCATACAAGAGTTACTCTCAAACGGATTCTTAGCTCGCCTAACGTACTTTTCGCAGCTAAAGCTATTAGATACTAGCAGAGTGAAAATAAACAGCACAGGGCGAGATTATGACGAGCAATCGTTGAGTGATGAGTTTAAGCGATGTAACCTCACCGAGAGATTGGCTGAAATAGTAAATCGTTTGCTTCATCCCAAGACCGGCATACCACGCAAGGGCATTTTGGTATTCACAAAGTTTGTAGAAGAGAGTATTTCCTTATGCAAGGCTATCCCAAATAGTGCTTATCTCACAGGCGAGACAAAGAAGAAAGACAGAGAGAAAATCATCGGGGATTTCAAGAGTGGAAAAATCAAAGTATTGGCAAACGTCGGTATCTTGACAACCGGATTTGATTATCCCGAACTTGATACAATCGTCTTGGCTCGTCCTACAATGTCTTTATCTCTGTTCTATCAAATGGTCGGTCGAATTATTCGCCCATATCCAGGTAAACAAGGTTGGGTCGTAGACCTCTGCGGAAACGTAGAGAGATTTGGTGAAGTTGAGAACTTTCATCTTGTCGAAAACAAGCCAGGGGAATATGCCTACATGGGGTACGTGCAAGGTCAATGGAAGTACTTGACCAATGCGTATTATTAATTAAAGTTTTATTTTAACGAATATGGTTAACAAGTCATATAACAAGCAGTTACTTTCTGCTATCGTAAAAGGCAAAAAGTTTATCAAGGCACCATTAACAAGAACGGTTACGCAAACAGAATCGGAGATACAGCAATCTTGTTTCCGGTGGTTCAAGTTGCAGTACCCGAAACTCGCCGAGGAAGGTATGCTTTTTCATATAGCCAATGAAGGCATCAGAGTTGGAAGACAAGGAGGCAGAGCAAAGCGTGAGGGTATCGTGAGGGGTGTTGCCGACATCTGTTTGGCGATACCAAATCATGGATATGGTGCGCTCTACATCGAAATGAAGCGTCCAAAGACTTTCGACCACAAGGCGACTTACCAAACACCTGATCAAAAAGCATGGCAAGCAGCGTGTGAGAAATACGGAAACAAATATGTTGTTTGCCGTAGCGTCGAAGAATTCAAGGCAATCATTACTCGGTACCTCAGTAAGTAAACTTTTAGTGTGGTGAAACATGAAACAATTTGGTTACATAAAGATTGAGTATTCTTGCTTGGAGTCGGACTTGTTCCATGAGGACAAGTTCGATAAACTCCACGCATGGATAGACCTTGTATCTATGGCAGAAAAAGAAGAAAAGTCTATTTTGTTGAACGGGAAACCCCAAACGATAAAAGAGGGCGAGACGCTTATTTCTATAAGAAATTTAGCTTCACGTTGGGGTTGGGGAAAACATAAAGTAGAATTATTTCTCAAAAGTCTCAGTCAAAGAAACATGATAGATATTAAATCTGAAAAATCATCCTCAATCTTGTGCATCATAGACTATAATTCCATCATGGGGACACCCGAGGGGACACCTAAGTGGACACCTAACTATACTGATAGCCAATTAGTTACAGACACCTTGGGGACACCCGAGGGGACACCTAAGGGGACACCAAAGAACGAGGGGACACCTAAGGGGACACCTAACTATACTGATAGCCAATTAGTTACAGACACCTTGGGGACACCCGAGGGGACACCTAAGAAACAGAACAAAGAAACAGAAAAAGAAAAAAGAAAGAAAATTCCCCCCACACCCCCTATAAAAGAAATAAATAAAGAAAAAGAAAAAGAAATGGGGTTACGCACGCGCGAGGGCGAGTCTTTGGTTCTTACTTGTGAATCACCGACAGAAAAGAAGAAACCAACAAAGAAGAAGTCGGAAGAAGAATATACTTTGACATATAGAGCGAGACTAGCATTTGATGATTTCTATAAAGGCAAATTTGGCGAGGCGTATTATTTCTCAAAGCAAGACATGAAGATGCTGACAGAATTGCTTAAGAAAATCAAATACTCCCGAACAGAAAGAACAAAACCTTTGAGTGTTGACGATGATAGTCTACTATCGGCATTCAAGGAATTGCTAAGTATGATACAGACGAAGTGGATTCTTGAGAATTTCTCTATCAGTAACATCACATCAAAATATAACGAAATAGTTCAAGATATAAAAAACAACAGAAATGGAAAATCAAATTGCACGACAGAACAAGAAAGAAACAGACTTGATAGTGAGCGTCAGAGAGCAGCTATCATGGCTAACGTCAAGAAACTTGACGAACAACGAGAACAATGGATCAAAGCAGGTAAGCCAGAAGGCTCAAAGCCTGAGAGACAATTATCAGGCTACGACCCTTTTGACTTCCTTTAATACGGATTTGCAGGATGTAATCTGTGGTGCTTGCCGTTCCGTTGACCAATGCGAGCAGATTAAGTCCCCTTCACTTTGCATTTTGAATGAGGCTTATCCTTCGGTATATGCTGCTGACGGAACAATCAACGAAGGGGCAGCAATCTCGTTTATGAACGCACACTTGCTTGTGGTATCAGACTTTGTGGGAGCCAAGAACAAAATCACACCTAACCAGCTTAGAGCAGTAGGCGAACAGATACTTACCATGTTTCCTACCCTTACGATGGTTGAGTTTATCCTCTTCTGTGCTCGCCTTAGAGCAGGGCAATATGGTATCTTCTATGGTTCTGTAGACCCTCAGAAGATTTTAGTAGCCTTCAAGGATTTCTTGAAAGATAGAAACCATGACTATTGCGTCAAGGAGGAAGGAGACCGAAAGGCGCGCGAAGAACAGGAGAATTATGAAATGAGGGAAAAGGCAATGAGCAGAGAAGACCTTCAAAAGGCTTTGGATGAAGGTAGATTACCAAACATCAAAAAGCTCTTTGAAACGAAGAAATGTGGTCTCGTAGGAAAAATATCAAATGTGATTAAAAATATTGCCAAATAATTTGCGTATTTGATAACTTTTTCTTATCTTTGCAGTGCAAATAATAATAAATCACTTTAATTCAGTAAGTTATGAATGAAACAACAAACATTCCGGCTATCCTTAGAGGAAAGCCACAAGGAACAAAATTGCATGATTTGGTCAGAGGTATAGATGTCTTTCTTAACAATGTTGTTGATGGTTGTGATAAAGTATGCTGTACTTTTGATAAAAGCGGATTGCAGAAGCTTCATTATTCATCCAAGGGAACTCTTGTTAGTTTTGAAGATGGAATGGTTATTTTGGTGCCTTCTGAAACGATGCAAGATTGGAATAAGTTCGCCTGGAAGAAAGGCGATGTGTTAGTAAGTAATGATGGAAAGAGAGAAGTCCTTTTCAAATCTTGGGTAAATGATAGTTATACAAAGTTCGCAGGTCTTCATTGTCTAATTATCAATGATAATGAAGAATTTGAATATGATAATGGTACAACTGTCTTTAACACCAATGATTTTGAAGGTATTGAGGCAGAAGATGCGGCTCAGACCTACATCAACACTATAGAGGAAAAATTGGGTGGCAAACTCAATAAAGAGACACTTGAAGTTGAGAAGCAGTCTGAGTTCAAGGATGGGGATATAGTAGCCCTTGTGGTACGAAAATGTACACATATTGCTATATTCCAATCGAGACAAGAGGCATATATAGGATTCCATGCAGTTCTTTGCCAGAATGATGAGCTTCTTCTAGAAGAACCATTCAGAGAAGATGTTGGAGATATTGAACTTCGCCTTGCCACTGACTCAGAGAAACGACAGCTCTTTGACGCTATTGAAAAGGATGGAAAGGCTTGGGATGCTGAGAAGAAGCAAGTTGTAAGACTACAAGCGTCAGGTAAACTATACTATTTCGAGATGGAGAACGAACTTGCATACATTGCCAAATTGAAGAAAGCAAAAGGAGGTAAGTATACTTTTGAGAGTAACGTATCATGGTGTCCTCGTAATAGTACAAATGGCTACGACTACGAAGAAGGCTCGTTTATCGTTTCAGATAAAGATTGCTATGGATTTCGTGAGGCTAATGCTGACGAATGCAAGATTTTTGAAAAGTTTATAGTCGAACATGCAATGAAATCATTCAAGTTCAAAGCTTTGGACTATGTCCTTGCAAAGAACATAACTTGCTACGAAAGTAATGCTTGGAATATCTTCCAGTATGCTTATCAGAATAAGGACGGAGCTCATATAATGGTTGGTGGTGCTGCATTTCTTCAGTGCATCCCTTATGTTGGAAATGAAGACCTTTTAGGTACAACCAAATTATACAGCACAAAAAAATAAAAAGACTAATTTAAAAGTTTGTTTTATGACAAAGGTAGAAAGAGATTATTTGTTAAAAACAATAATAGGTATCAAGGGGGCGATGGTGTCTGAAACCATACCTCCTTCATTGAAGGATACTCTAAAGGAAACTTTAGATGAACTTTATGAGAAAAAGAGTTGTTGCTTGGTAGATGTAACTTTTCATCTTATCAATGGCGACGAAGTTTGCCTAGACAACGGAGTTTCGGAAAGCGTTACACGTTGCGAGTACCATGGTGATAAAATCGGCATACCGCAGGATTTCAAAACAGAAGAGCTTGTCCCAGTAGTAGAGATTTATCGTAGATTTACCCGTAAGCATATTACGATACCACTTTCAAGTATTGTTCGCGTCGATATGAAGAAATCCAACGAAACAAACTGGAAGCAGGTTTGGGAAAATCTAAATTGTACCGAAAAGAAAGAGCGTGAAGAAAATTATCAGAAATATGGCAGAGCAATCCTTCTGCACAATCGACAGCCCTGAAAAGGGTACCATCATCAAGAAGAGAAAGGAAAAATAATATGGGAATAAAGCGTAAACAAACATCGCTCCTTACCAAGGAAATCGTAACAGAACAGCTTCTTCAGCAGCATTTGCGCGGCTGGAAGTCGAATCCGAAGTTCATCGTAGAAAACCTTTACGTGTTCGGTTGGGAAAGCGATATGCTCATTATGACTCGAAGCGGATATTGGTATGAGTTGGAATGCAAAATCTCATTTACTGATTTCAAGAACGATTTCACCCACAAATGGCAGAAGCATGAATTGCTGAAGAATGGGGATGAGAAGCACCGCCGACCGAACTATTTTTACTATTGTGTACCATGGTACCTTAGTGGAAAAGTACTTCCCCTTCTTCCCGATTATGCTGGGCTGATCGTTCTCACAGAGAATGGTAGACTGAATGAGGTGAAACGAGCGCCATGCCTGCATAAGCAAAAGTACACCAACGAGGAGTTAAAGTTGTGCGATAAGTTCTATTATGCCTACCGCAACTGGAAGGAAGCTCTTGAGAAGCTGCAGCCTACCGAAGCAATTAAACGTCTGAAAGATGAGATTGCTTTCCTCAAGGCAGAATACAAGGCAGTAGCCGGGTGTGATATTAAAGACGCATTTTGATAAAAGTAAAAAGGTAAAAGTAAGTAATATGGCAAAGAATGAAGAAAAATGCTGCGGCAACTGCTTCTGGTTTGATAACGAGGATGTAGAAGGCGTAGGCTGGTGTATTGATGCTCAACATGAAACATCATGCGATTTAGTTTGCGATAATCATAATTACAGATAAGCGTATGCGTATGAGAGTAGAATATGAAGACCCACGAAGTTATGGGCATGTAATGGTACAGGGTGAGGTGTTAGATAAGCATGTCTCCGATTCGTTCTACAATTACATAGTCTTGCGTGATGACGGCTTTATTGATGAAGTGGGAGCCGTAGAATGCAAGGTTATAGAACAGGTTATGAGCGAGGAGGTGAAGCAATTGACGCAGGTTGACATACCTTCTATCAATAAGATAGGTTGTAATCTGCACCTCTCTGTCAAGCAGAGTAGCCTATATGCCTCTTTGCCTAACAAATTCAGCCGTTCTGAAGTTCTTTCCATTGGCAGCAAGTTGCATATAGCGAAACGGACGGCAGAAAAATATATCCATGATTTTGTTGATAAGTTAGGAATTGTTCAGCGTGTCGATAACGGTCAATACATGAAGAGTTCCAAAACGTTTAGTAAGACCGAGGTATTCATTAAAAATAAATAGCCGTATGTCCGATGAAGTATATAAGTTCTGTGGCAACTGCTATTGGTACGATGTTGATAATGACAATCGGGCTAGTGGTTGGTGTATGAAACGAAAATGCAAGACTTCATGTTTCGAAGTTTGTAAAAATCATAAATTTTAGAGCGTATGGAAACTGGATTGAAGAAATTAACAGAGGCAGTAAAACGTGACTGCCGGAAGGGGCAAGGGTGTTTTAACCCAAATGGTTGCGACCATGAGTTTATTCGGCATGTGCCAGAAACTAACCCAATCAGTTTAAGTATGGGCATTAAGACTAAATGCATAAAAATGTCGAAATGCACACATAAGTACTGCGATAAGTACAAGTGGATTCTTGATAGAGCCGAAGAGTATGCAGAGGTTTTGGGCATATCTCGTGATGAAGTATTGAATGGTTGGGAGAAACATAGAGACTATTGGTATATGAATTACTATCAGGACTCCAAGCAGCCATCCTTGAAAGGCGAACAGAATATAATGAAAGTAGATGATTGGATGGAAGAGTTGAAATCTCGCTTTGGCGATGATTTTGATAATTTCAAGTTTGTCTGTCCGTCCTGCGGCCATATTCAATCAGTTGCCGATTTCATTGCTATTGGAGTAGATGGCAACAAAGCATATTGTGAGTGCATTAGCCGATACAAGGATATGGACGGAAAGAACAACAAGAAGGCATGCAAATACACTATCGCGGGCTTCTTTATCTTAGACCATGATACTGTTATCGATCGTGATTACATGCCTATTAATGTATTTAAAATGGCAGAAAAATAACATACTCAAATAAAAAGACTAAGATGACAAAGAAAATTATTAGCTATTTATGGCAAGTTATTTACGTAAAGCCTAAAGGTTGGCTTTGTAGTATTCAATCTGACAAGCTACTACATTTCGTGGTAAGCTTCATACTTATGGAAATTATGTGTGGTGTATGGGGAAGTTGGTGTTGGGCTGCATTGGCTACTTTTATCATAGGACTCTTCAAGGAGATTGTCGTAGACAAGTTGGTGATGAAAGAGAATGTTGACACTGATGACCTTTGGGCATACATTTTCGGCATTGTCGGAGCTCTTATCACTATGTGGTTAATGTTTGTTATGTTGCAGTTGATATGGAAATAAAAGAAAAAGTTCTGAGCATCTTTACAGATGTTATCGGTGAGCAAGTAACCAAGGATAGTACTTGTGAAGATATGTGTTTCGACTCTATTGACAAGGCTCTTGTAGCTTTGGAGATTGAAACTACATTCGGAATTGAGATTACTGATGAAGACTTTGAAAAATCAAAGAATATCGGAGACATCATCAGTATAATAGTTAAAAAATACGGAAATGGTAATATTCAAGAATAATAGCGGCCAGCATCATTATGTTGAGCAAACGGTGGTTATGAATCTCAAAAAGCTACTTGACCCGAAGATAAAAGAATTCGCGCGAAAGAACTGCCAAGACTTATTCTTTACGATCGTGATGGTATGTAGATACATTGCAGAACAAGAGTTTATGAAAGTCTACGATTGGTATGATGAGAAGAACCAAATCAAATTTCTCAATAAGAAGTATTTGGAAGCTATCAAAAAGGATTTTCAGAAGTACAACAACTATCTTATGGAGAATATGGAGAGAAGAGCAAGGTGTCTAGTGTACGACTCATGCAACAAGGCTTATGGAGGTATGGAAAAAGAACTCCTCGACTTAACTCTTACGTTTAAGTTTTACTTTGAGCGAAAAGGCATGAAAAATTGTGAAATCTTAGCACAGATAGAAACAGCTAGGGCAATGATTAACTTCTATAATGAAGTTTTCAATGCGCATATTCAGCTTTACAAAGATGAATATCACATAGATTTCAGCAAGGAATACAAGGACGCGACCCTTGATGTTGCTGCATGCAACATGTATGCTTTTTCAGACAGCAAGATTCATTATAAGAAAAATGACCTCCACCCTACTCATAACTACGCTTCAGAGCAAGCGTATATTGCAATAAATGAGAAGCTATCCGATGAAAAATTCAGAGACTATTATTGTCTGGAAGCATTAAAGCTCGGGCATTTCGATGAAGAAGTGAAAGAGTGTGAGTTAGAGAAAATGGGTGTAGACCGATTGGAAAGTAAGTTCAACGTGAATAAAAAATAATGCTTTTTTGCTAAAAATAATTGCCAAAAAGTTTGCATATTTGATAATTATTTTGTATCTTTGTAGTGTAAATAATAAATATAACAACACTTTAAAATTCAAGGATTATGGCAAAAGATTTTGATTATAAGACAGAATTAGTTAAAATTATCGGAAAGGATCAGGAATTTGTTCTCGGTTCTGTAAAGGTTAACAATGATACTATTACAAGAGTTTCAACATGGAACAACAAGTTGTCTATCTATAATGGTTCATTTATGCTAGGAGAAGATAAGCAGACAAGTGAAGTATTATCATCTATCTTCGTTGTTGTAAAAGCTCTTCGTGAAGATGCAACACAGAAGATACTTGATATAAACAAGGAATTACAGCGATTGGCTGGGTATGATGTGAAATACTATAAGCCGGAAAATTGGCGCAAGTCATTTGATACTTATTCCATCAACCGACTTATGGAAACTTTAGGAGATTATCAGAATCAGTTAAACAGAAAGAAAAAATGGCTAATAAAATACACAGAAACAGAAAGAGATACCAAAAGAAAAGAACGATAAAGTTCATACCACTCTCAAAGGAGTATTTTGCTCCAACGAAGTCTGATGAATACGCAATCGGTTATGATGTGTATGCACCAGAAGACATCAAGGTATCTGCTCATTCTAGGACGATGGTACCATTAGGATTTGGCATACAACTTCCATTTGGTATCGAATGCAAGATAGAATCGCGTAGTGGGTTCTCTGCCAAAGGCTTTGAAGGCTACGGAGCATGGAAAGAAAAAAGAAAACTTTTCGATATAATTCCATATTGGAAGAAACTCTACGGAAAGCACCGTTTTAATGCTGATGTTATCTCGGGAAAGATTGACCCGGCATACCAGGATAAACTTAACGTGGTAATAAAGAATGATGATGGTGAGTTTACTATCAAGAAAGGTACCCGTATTGCCCAACTTACATTCTATAACACATACACATGTGATATGGAAGAGGCAGAGAAGTTTGATGATGACTACCCTAACAGAGGTGGCGGCATTGGGCATAGCGGAACTAGGTAAGACTACTTTGTCATGTTAATAGGGGACTAACACTACAATTCAATTTGTAGTAAGTTAGTCCCCATTTCTATTTATCTTGTCAAAGATTAAAGTAACTTTGTAGCAAAAAAGAAAATATGTCAATTTCGAACATCGTAGAAATCTTCACCATCATAAATACAGGAGTCATTCCCGTATTGAGTGGCGCACTGTTTTTCAGTATCCGCAAACGTAAAGCTGCAGCCGAGGCATCACAGGAAGAAGGAAAAGCTATTGCTACTTCTGCCGATGGCTGGCGGAAACTTTGCGAGAAGCGTGATGAAGATGTACGGAATAAAGAAGAAGAAATCAAAGCTAAGGATGCCAAGATCGATTCTCTTTATGACAAACTTAACGTTTTACGAGATTCCATCAGCGACCTCGAAAGCAAGAACCATGACTTACAGATGCTTAATGCAGAGTTGGAATGGAATAAATGCGAAGTAAATGGATGCTCCAAAAGAAAGCCTCCAAGAAAGCGAGAAGAGCTTATCAGAAGGGTTGAAAGGGAAAATAACCAATACGTAGACCGAACCGATGGAGAAAATGAAGAGATATGAAAAAGATAGCGGATTATTTCACTAAACTCATAAAGGTAAACAGCGGACATTCAAGTAAAGCATTCTTCTTGGTATCAGTTACGCTTATTGGTTGCCTGATGTTGTTGTCCGTAGTGTTTATCCTTATTTGGGAAGTTATCACTTATGGGACAATCAAGACAGACCTCATGGGTATCAGCGCATACGTTGGTAGTATCTCTACCCTATTCGTTTCTGCTGGTCTGACAAAGACCATTGGAGAGCGAAGTGAACATAAACAAGAATTTAAAACAGAAGAATAATGGCAGATTCAAGACAATTATCAAAGTTCGTTCTTAGCTTTGAGTCTAGCAAGTACACCAACCATAGGTCTGATAGAGGTGGACCGACTAAATACGGCATTACGCTTGCAACATGGAAAAAGGTTGGTTACGACAAGAATGGCGATAGAGCTATTACTGCAGAGGACATCAAGCTATTGACAGAAGAGGACTACAACAGAGTCTTCAAACTCAATTATTGGGATGCTTGTTGGGGTGACCACATAAAGAACCAGAGTGTAGCAAATCTATTAGTAGACTTTGCTTATAACAGCGGAGTAAGCCGAGCCGTGAGATACATTCAAGGTTGCGTAGGCACAAAGCAAGATGGAATCATGGGACCTGCTACGGTTTCAGCTATCAACAATTACAGGAAAGGTCAGTGGGTACTTTTCGATGCGTTAAAAGTAAAGCGTATAGCTTACTTTCATCAAATCGTGAAAAACGACCCATCGCAAGAGGTTAATCTCAACGGCTGGCTCAGACGTGTTAAGAACATTCAATATGGCAAACTAATTGCCAATAACGGAAAAGAAATCGCTTAAAACATAGAATCATGATAGAAGAAAAGAAACTTTTTACATCCGAATCAGTATCAGAAGGACATCCTGATAAGGTTGCAGACCAAATTTCCGATGCAATCCTTGATGCTTATCTTGCAAAGGATGCTGATGCTCATGTGGCTTGCGAAACTTTGGTTACGACAAATCAAGTAGTTATCGCAGGAGAGGTAAAATCTTCTGCGCACGTTGATGTTTCCAAGGTTGTTCGAGAGACAATAAAGAATATTGGTTATACGGAGTATGGCAATAACTTTGATTGTGAGAGCTGCAGCATTATCAATCTGTTGCATGAGCAGAGTGAAGACATAAGCCGTGGTGTTACCCGTCAGTCAAAGGAAGAGCAAGGTGCCGGAGACCAAGGCATGATGTTCGGTTATGCAACCAACGAGACAGACACCTTCATGCCACTCTCCCACTACATCGCCACAAAGATTGTCAAGGAACTCGCTTTCATCAGAAAGAATGGTCGTGGTATGAAGTATTTACGTCCTGACTCCAAGAGCCAGGTAACAATCGAATACCGAGACGATAAGCCATTTGCCATTGATACTATTGTGGTTTCCACACAACATGAGGACTTCACCAAGCCATCGGAAAAGATGACACAAGAGGAAGCTGATGCGGATATGCAGAGACAGATTGCATACGATGTGGAAAACTATGTACTGCAAGAGGTCAAGGAACAGATTAAAGACGACACTATCGTCAATATGTTTGATAAGGGTTTCAAGTTGTTTGTAAATCCGACAGGAAAGTTTGTTATTGGTGGTCCTAATGGTGATACAGGCCTCACCGGACGTAAGATTATCGTAGACACATACGGAGGAGCTGGAGCTCATGGTGGTGGCGCCTTCTCAGGTAAGGATAGTAGTAAGGTAGACCGATCAGCTGCTTATATGGCTCGTTATATCGCGAAGAATATGGTCGCTGCAGGTGTTTCCGATAAGATGCTTATTCAGATTTCCTATGCTATCGGCATGGCTGAGCCGGTTAGCATCTGCGTTGACACTTATGGTACTTCACATGTAGAAATGACAGACGAAGGTATTGCTGAATGGATTTCGAAACTTTTTGATATGCGTCCTAGAGCCATCGTTGAGAAGTTGAAACTCAATCATCCTATCTATGAAGAGACTGCTGCTTATGGGCACATGGGCAGAACTCCTTGCAAGAAGAACAAGGAAATCGAAGGCAAGAATATCGAAGTTGAACTTTTCACATGGGAAAAGCTTGATTCTGTAGATTACATTAAAAAAGCATTTGGCTTATGAAGATTGGAATATTAGTAGCTATGTCTAAGGAAATGGAGTTACTGAAAGGCTTCATTTCCGAAGGACAAACCGAACATGGCAGAGTTTTCGACTATTTGGTCGGTAAGGTCGGCAAGAATGAAGTAGTCATACAGCAGTGCGGAATCGGCAAGGTAAACTCAGCATTGGGAGCGGCAGAAATGATTACCCTTTATGAGCCTGACTTTATATTGTCTACCGGAGTTGCTGGTTCACTAGATGACGATTTGCATTCAGGCGATACCATTATGGGAGTATGGTATCATTATCATGATGTGTTCTGTGGAAAAGAACTTGTCAAAGGGCAAGTACAAGGAATGCCTAGTACATTCACCCCCTTAGAGGTAGGCATCAACACCGAGGGTGATTTATGTGTCCGTATCGGGAAAATCCTAGGACACAACGTAAGAATAGCCGGTGTCCTCAGTGGTGACCAATTCATTGTTGACCCGAAAGTAAAGGCAAAGCTTAAAGCAACATATCCATTGGCTTCTGTTGTAGACATGGAGAGTTGCAGCATCGCGCAGACTTGCTATCGCTACAAGGTTCCGTTTGTGGCTATCCGAATCATAAGTGACAATTGCGAAGAAGGGCAGTATGAGGATTTTTGGAAATGTGTAGCTAAATGGTCGTTTAACAGCACAAAGAAGATATTGGAGGAATTGGTATGAGTAAAATTGCAAGTTTTAAAGTGGACCACACGAAGTTAGACCGAGGAATCTATGTTTCTCGTAAAGATGTTACTTCCAAAGGTGAAATCATCACAACTATTGATATTCGTATCAAGAAGCCGAACTACGACATGATGACTCCTGAATGTTCGCACACCATTGAACATATTGGAGCGACAATACTACGCAACGACAGCAAATGGAAAGAAAAGGTAGTTTATTTCGGCCCCATGGGATGCCTCACCGGTTTTTACCTCATTCTCAATGGCGACTACGATAGCCTGCAAGTGATAGACCTTGTAAGGGATATGTTCATAGTCATTGCTGACTATGAAGGTATGATACCTGGAAGTTCGCCAAAGGAGTGTGGTAATTTTTCCTTCCACAATCTCAAAGAGGCAAAGTCTACGGCCAACGAGTTTGTTGATTTTCTTTCAGACATCAAAGCAGAGAATTTAAGCTACCCATATTAAAATATATCATCATGGAAAAAGTCATAAACAAGTTATTCAATGCCCTACGCAAAGAGCGAAGTAGCCAGGAGACCGGAGCGTCACGTTTCGGTACGCATAACCTTATGAACTTTCTTGGAAGTTACCATGGTGTGTTATCCGTGTTTGTGATTTCGTGTCTGGCATGGTTTGCTATCATCATGTTTGTATCTTGCGGCAGCAGCAAGAATATATCGTCAGAAAAGGTCAAGGAGAAAGAAATGGTTAACGAGAAGCAGAATACTTCCGAACAGACTAGTTCTACATCAGCAGCCGAAAGAACAAAGTCTGTATCTGATTCCGTAAGAACGGCCACAGAGTGCAAGGAGGTGTCTTCTGAGAATAGTGAGACGATCACTATTACAGAGACTACCTTCTATGATACTAACGACAATACAGACGATGCCAAGCCAAAGGTAAAAAAGAAAATCAGACAGACAAAAATTGAGAGACGTGGCACCTCAAAGGAAGTAGCACAAAAAGGAATAACGAATAAAACATCAGTCGAGGTCTCCAAAGAGAAAGAGAATGAGGAAACACAATCCCAAAACTCTTCTTCTGCAACCTTAGACAAGAGAAAGGAAACAGAATGTTCAACCGACAAGAAGCAATCCGTGTCTGAATCCAAGCAGACACTTTACATCGCTCTCACCTCTTTTGGGATTGTTCTTGTCATACTGGCGAGTGTTTTAGCTCGTTGGGTATTCAGTAAGTATCGACGGCAAAGCCAGAGATAAAATGTTCCATAGTTTTAAGGTTTTATTATATACCCTCGCCTAACGATAGGGCGAGGGCTTTTTGTTTACAAAAAAAAACTTTCATTTCTGATAAAAATAATTGCTCAAAAACTTGCGTATTTGATAAAATTGTTGTATCTTTGTAGTGTAAATAATAAACATAGTATTCACTTTAAAAATAAAGATTATGGAAATGTTTTATGTAGTAAAAAAAGGATGCGGTAAGCTTGTTAAAAGTTTAACCGACAAAGAAAAAGCCCAGAAACTTGCTGCAAAATGCAACAAGGTAAACAATACAGATGCTTTCGTTGTATGCAAATACGAGAAAGGCATGATGATAGAAATCTAAAACAAGAGAAAAAAGCAAATAATAAATCATTTTAAAATTCAAAAATTATGAAGAATCAGAATATTTTAAACGCAATCGTAAACGATGTTCAGTCTACAATGCTTAAACTTGGTGTTAACTGCCAGTTTACCCTCGGAGTAGCTAAAAACTACAGAAACGAGGAATACATCAAGATCACAGGTAGCAACTTCTTTATGCAGCCTATGATATTCAAGAACATCCATATAGAAGGTATTATCAAGCCAGTTGTCAACGAGAAAGAAGATTCTGTTGATTACATCGTAAGTTTGGAGTACCGTTATACTACATGGGATAACGGAGAAAACGGCACCGATATTGGTAGAATTATCTATCGCGTTGAAAACAAATGGGCAGAGAAAGACAATGCCCGTTTCATGGAAAAGATTAAGGGTCTTGAAATCTAGGAGGAACCAGTATGAAGACAGAAGAAAAAGATATGATGAACCCCTTGAATTGGGGTACTGAAGAAATAAAGGAAGCAACAGCAAGTGCATTGCTTTTCGGTGCAGGATTGCTGACTGCTTCTCTGATAATATGGCTTGCTTATTAGCCATAGAGTATTTTAAAGTGTTATTTGAGGGTGTGTCACAAGTTCGTGATGCACTCTTACCAAACAAATAACTACAATTTTTAGAAAACAAAGATTATGGATAAGAAAAATAATACATATCGTAAGTTAGCAGGTCCTAATTGGAAAAACAGCTGTCATAATTGTATAGATAGTGATACTTGTATGTTTGCCAAGAAAGGTTGGATTTGCAACCAATGGGAACTGAGGGGACAAGATGAATCTGACAGCGATGACTAACTTGATTATGGGAGCAAAAACTATCACGATTCAAGGCAACATGGTTGCAACCATCGAAGAAACGAACAAGGACAAGTTTATCAAGCGTGGCGAATACAAAGAGACCGAGCTGGATAAACATAAGCGTGAGGTAGACTTTTTGATTACAAGCATTGCAAACCGCTACGAAGTGACATTCAACCACAATGTAGAACTGAAGGAAAGCCGTAGCATCAAGAAGAGTGAGTACTCCGATAACATCTACTATGTTACAGAGAATGCGCTGGAGAAGCTTAAGAAACAATACACGTATGAGTGTGATTTATAAATTCAAAGTTTAATAATATGGAAAAATTTGTAGACAATAACGGATATGGAACTATCCATACCTTTGAGATTGTATCTGAATTTCCTCATGGTTATATCATTTGGAATATTGGTCGCAGAAACTTTCCCCATGAGGGTTACATACCCCTTTGCGTGGCAGACGAGAATTGTCATGTAGATCTAGGTACGTTGAAAGCATTGAAGGTCTCAAATGAAGATTTCGCTTTAGCTCTTCTAAAGGAAGCCGGCAGACATACCATTACCAGAAAAGAGTATTTTAAGATGGCTGCAAAAGTGCAAAAGCCGGAATAAGAAATTAATTCACTCATTTATAAAAAAATAATAGAATAATGGAAGAATTGTATTTTGACAAGCTCGGAAACTTCACCGAGAAAGATTGTAAGAACATCAAGAAAATGATGGATGGAAGTACCTTCTACAATTATAACGTAGGATGGTCAAACTGGGCTAGTAATTGCAATCTTGTCGTAAAGGCAGACTGCGGCGACGAAGATAAGGAAAGTGCTAAAAAAATGTTCCTTTATGCGGCCATCGGCAAAGGAGCCTCAGCATTCAGCTTGGCAGATTTCCTCGTCCGCTACGGAAATGCTCACATAAGGGAAGATGAAGAAGAAGACATTCCGCTTGTCTGTGAAAAGAAATGGGATTTCCTCTTTTTCTATTTTGACGATGCACGGATTGCCAAAACCCTATGTGATAACTATCATGAGTTTACTGATGAATACGGAAGGGTAACCCTTTCTGTTTCACAAAAAGAGGTTAATACGGTTCTCGGCAACGAAGCAAAAAGACAAGGTTACCGGTTGATAGTTTTAAGCTAGAAAAACTTTCATTTCTGATAAAAATAAAGGTCTAAAAATTTGCATATTTGATAAAAAATGCCTATCTTTGTAATGTAAATAATAAGATAAACATTCACTTTTAAATTCACAGATTATGAGACCATTAAGTTATTTGAAGAAAAGAAAGTTAGAGTTGCAGAAAGCAATGGAGTTGCTGAACCAAGACTTGCAGGGTGCCGAGCACGATTTGCGTGAGCATCCTTGCAAGGAAACATGGGAGGCAGTAGAAAAGCTTGAAAAGAAATATGCCTTGCTAGACTCAGAGGCTTCCGGCGTAGATGATGCAATATCAAATTACGATATGTATTGCTACTTTGAGGAGCAAGAGGAGTTAATGATGGATTACATGCAAGCACAAGTTTATTAATTCATAAAGATATGGACAAGAAGATTATTAAGTCAATGTTTGACAACATCTGTGCAAAGGACGTGCTAAGACCGATAATGAATGGTATACACTTCGAAGAAAACCGCTGTTATGCAAGCGATGGCCACATTCTCATTATTTACAATGAGAGCGTACCACGCTTGAAAGACAAGACTATTCTCTTAGAAGGTATGGAAATCGATGGAAGATACCCGAATGTAGATTCCGTATTACCATCCGAGAATGCCAAGCACACAGAAATGCAGATTGACGTAGAGCAGTTGAAGAATGCCTGTATATGGCACAGCAAGAAACCATCGGCTATGGATGTAGACCGGGTCGTTATCTGCGGTGTTGGGCTGAACGTGAACACATTGCTGCGTTTTCTAAAGACGGTTTCTCTCTTTGGAAAGGAACATACCTTTGCCTTCTATGACAGATTAAAATCGGTACTGGTAGAAGGTGAGAATTTCAAGGGTATAATCATGCCAATGGAATATAACGAGAAGGATATAGATGCCGAGTCTGAGTTTAATGAGACGTGTACGGTATATTCCTACGAGAATTTCATTAACGATTATGTATTCAACTCATGGAAAGACGAATCACCAAAGAAAGTTCTGAGTTGGCTAGATTAAAGAAAAACTTTAGCCAATATAGATATATAACTATAAATCAGAGATAAAAATATTCATATTACACAAAAATAATTGCTTAAAAATTTGTGTATTTGATAAAAAATGATTATCTTTGTAGTGCAAATAATAAATAAACATTCACTTTTAAATTCAAAAGATTATGCAAGTAAAGACTATTTCATTGGCAGACATTTGCCCAAGTTCATTGAATCCACGTAAGACTTTCGACCAGGAAAGTCTCAAGGAATTAGCAGAGAATATCAAAGAGAACGGCCTGATTCAGCCTATCACTATCCGCAAGGCACCAAAAGAGAGTGGGAAGAAATACGAAATCGTATGCGGAGAGCGCAGATACCGCGCATCATTGCTGGCGGGTTTAGAAGAGATTCAAGCTATTGTTCGTACAGATCTTGACGACAAGCAAGCGTTTGCGGCTATGATTATCGAGAACTTACAGCGAAAAGACGTAGACCCTATTGAGGAAGCAGCCGCATTCTCGAAACTTACAAAGGACAAGACCATGAAGGTTAAAGAAATTGCCAAAATGCTTGGCAAGTCTTCCTCATACGTTATCAGCCGAATCAATCTCTCCAACATCACGCAAGGCTATATTGACCTGATGCGAAATGGAACGCTTTACCTTGTCCACCTTCTTGACATCTGCAAGCTCACAAAGGAGCAGCAAGAAACCCTTTTTACAGAGAAGTTTGCACCAGAGTGCATTGAACGTTGGACGAGAAAGATTCTTCCTATGGACGTACTTCACGAATGGATTGATGAGTGCGTGATGAAGTATCTCGATACTGCACGTTTCTCGTTGCTTGACGAAAGCTTCTCATGCGGAAAGAACTGCGAAGGTTGCCCACTCAACACGAAGAACAAGCCAGAAGAATACAACGAAAGCCGTGACAGATGTATGAATCCATCATGTTTCAACAAGAAGACACAAGAGTTCATCTTCCGTGAGGCAAAGCAGAGTGGTCTTCCATGTATCTACAAGGGTCAGGACTGCGAGGAGTTCATCAAAGCAGCACACGATGCCGGCATCGAACTGAAGGACTACACCAAACGAAACTACGTTTACCCTCCTTTGGAGCCAGACAAGACTAAGTTCACAGATGACGAGAACTACAGAGTCCGCAAGGAGAGCTACGACAAGTTCAAGGCGATATTCGACAGCAATCTTGCAGACGGAACGACAGAAAAGGTTTATGAGGTATGTTTCTTCGGTAAGATGTCGGGAGAAACCAAATACGCATACATGGTTCCGGAAGAAGCAACAGATGAGGAAGCGAAAGCTGCTATTAATACAAAAGAAAAGATTAATGAGAGCAAGCAGATGATTCAACGCTATAAGGAACAGGCAAAGCAGGAAATAATCGAAGGCTACCGTCAGACATTGGCTAAGAGTGAGTATTCAAAGCTTAACACGCCATTATCCGGTGACGAGAACAAGATTTTCCATGCCGTTCTCATGAAGTTCATTTCGCAAGCGTTCAAAAAGGAGATTGGCTTGGAATGGGAGAATACCGAAACCTCATTCCGAAAGAACACCGACATCATAGAGAAGAATCGTAACTCCATCAAACGTGAGTTCATTAAGGCTATCCTCTCAGAGAGGTCTGTATGTTACTCACATGACCTTGCTGGCATGCTCGGTTCACTCATGGAGAATCAATTCCCAGATGACTTGGGAGAAATCACCAAGAAAGCCATGGACACTTGTGACAAGAAGACTTCCGAAATGGAAAAATACATTAACACCCTCAAGGCTAAGAAATAACCTTGAAGAAAAAGTGGATTTGTTTTTGCACATGGAGGTGGGAGAAATCTCACCTCCTTTAATGCAAAAAAAACTTTCATTTTTAATAAAAAAAACTTGCAAAATATTTGCGTATTTGATAAAAAATGCCTATCTTTGTAGTGTAAATAATAAATATAATATTCACTTTAATTTCAAAGATTATGGCAGCAATTTTCACAAATGTAAACGGCAATGGTTTTACACTTCATAAAGAAGGAACGGTAGAAGAAGTTCGTAACGAAAGTGTAGCACTCAAAAAGAGAGCACAGAACAAGAACTTTAGAGTTTCACAGCCAGAACTAGCAGAAGATGGAATCAACGTATATTACTACTTCCGTGGTAACGAAATCGTTATTGCTCACATCTGCAACAATGACAGTGAGCTTGAAGAGTTCAAATCCAACAACAGCATTCATTAAGTCAAGGAGGAATAGTTATGACATACGCAGAATTGAAGAGCAGACAGAGCAAGGAAATGAACGACTTCCCTTTGGGGGCTGCGTTTAGCCTACAGAGTTTTGAGGAAATGATGAAAAGATGGGGGCTTACAACAAGCAAGGAAGATTGTGGAAAGATACTATCGTTGGGCGTAGGATGTTTTATCCGCAAGTCTGACGAAGCCGAATTTGATAATCTGTTGGCAAAACATAAAAAGGAAAGAAGAAAATTCCTATCTACAGACGAAGGCCTGAAGAGTGCTCTACAATACGAGTTCGGGAATCAGGAATGCGGTTACACATGGGATTTCGAGGATGGCATCAAGGCACTCGGGTTCAACGTAAAGAAATTCCTCGCCAACAAGCACAAAGCAAAAGTCTACGAGGAAGCAAAACAAGAATACATTAATAAAATGGAGAACTAAAGTATGGCATTCAAATCACTATCCAAAATCAAAGGTCTCAACCTGGAAGACCTTTCAACAAAGAGCATTGGCGAGAAGGTGCAAATAGGTAGCAAACAGGTCTGCGTAACAAAAAGGGAGTACCCACACGTTTTATGCAATCAGTGCTTTTTCGACGAATACGACTGCAACGGCATTCCATGTATGATAGAGGATCGACCAGACGATAATGATGTAATCTTTAAACCGATTTAGCGATGAAAACATTATACTTACAAGGAATTGGCAGCAAACCTGCAGTAAGAGCTGCAGAACTAGAGGGCGGTGATGTAACGATGTGGAATTACGGCTTCACAGAAACCATCTTGGGAATTGCCAAGGAAACCGCTAAGACTATAGGCTTCAATATCAAATGCAACGATAGCGGTTTCATTACCACAAGGAGATTAGCAAAAGACCGTCTTGTCGTAAGACTAGACCGATAGATATAAAGGAGCTGGCACCATGTTTTAATTAAATTTAGAATGGGGCATTAAGGAATGTCCTTTAAATGATGATAGAGTTGTTTCCAGTTGTTTCGCCAGCTCCTTCTTATACGGAACCTTAACCATAATCAAGAGTGATGTGTTTTTATTATTTACAAAATCAAGTTCCGTAAAGGGAGTGCATCTAAGAGGTGTGCTCCCTTGTTTTGTTTACAAAAAAACTTTCATTTTTGATAAAAATAATCACCCAAAAACTTGCGTATTTGATAAATTTGTTGTATCTTTGTAGTGTAAATAATAAATATAGTATTCACTTTAAAAATAAAGATTATGAAGAATTTAGTTTATGCTCGCTTTGAGGAAATGACAGTTAATGAAGTTTCAGAGCTTATGAGAATAGCATCAGGAAAGATGGCAATCAAAGTAGCTTCAGTTGCTCCTACATTGTTCCGAGTTTCAGCATATGGCATCTTTGATGGAGATGCAGAGGACTGGGGCTTCGAAAGTGCAGATTGCGGAATGTTCCAGGGAGAAGAGGAGTTCGAGGCAACCAAGAAGTTGTACGAGACCACCATCGCTTAAATAGCAAGCAAACATTCGTTGAACCAATTAAGGATAAAGATTATGAAGACAAAAGTAAATTCGCTTAGCGAAAAGCAAAGAAAGACGTGGGAAATAATTCGAGAGGCATTGAATTATAAAGACACAGATGAGGACTTTAACGAATTTAAGGAAGAGGCAGAAGGCCTGCTTGCAGACGATGAGGAAGACTTCTATGTGACATACAATAGTATGAATGGAATCAATGCTTCTGATGTGATATACCTCATTTACGCATAGTAATCACCAGTTATTCATAAAGCTATGGAAGAATCATTATCAGAGTACATGCTTCGCAGATTCCGTTCTGCCTACCCATCAGTTCCTATTACACTTTCAAAAGTCAAGGCTTATCTTGACACGGTTGATGATTGGAGAGAGTTGGACGATAGCCATTTGGCATTATTATACAATTTTAATCTTAAAAAATAGAAAGGGAACAATTATGAGAAATTCAAATTTCAATCTTATCAAGTCTTTGGGTCATGTTGGTGACAGCGAAGAAGAACACAAACTTTTAATGATGGAGGGTTATAAGAAATGAAGAATATTTATCATATACATCAGTCTTCTAATTCCTATTGGGAAAGCCATTGGACAGATACAGATTACTATCTTTGTGACACGGAAGAGGAATATCAACAGAAGTTGGCTGAATACAAAAAGAAACGAGAAGATATAATTTCTCGTTATGAAGCTAACAAATCCGACATGTCAGCAGAATACTGTTATTACAATTTTTGCTTTCATGAAGAAGGCAAGATACACGCTAATGAATATTATTACGCACATGAATGGTGCGGAAAAGAGTTCGATGCCTACGGATTTGGTTGGCATGAGAACTTAGAGAGAAGTACTCATTATAAATATTTTCTGAAGCCAGATTCTGTACATAACGAGAACGTCAGTTCCGCTGTAGGACGTTTTACCGGCTACGGAAGCTAACAAGTATAGAGATGAGGCATGGATTTTTTAACAAAACATCACAAATACAAATAGCACAAAACAAATATGGATTCAATACTTTACACTACGGATGGAGAGCGAAGAAAAGTAACCCCATCCAATGGCACAGACTTTTCCTTAGAAGAACTTCAAGGATTTGTTGGTGGCTACATTGAGATTATCAGACTCGGAGACAACAGACTTGTAATAGTCAATGAAGAAGGGAAAATATTGGGTCTTCCAAAGAACACCTTTGTAACAAAGATTATCCAGTCTGCAGGTAGACAAGACATCATTGTCGGAAACGTTTTAATATGCGATCTAGATAAAGTAAAATAAAGCTATAAGCTAGAAAGGATTTGATTATGAAAAGGTATGAAGTTGAAATCGTAGAGAAAATCACCTACAAGGTATCGCTAGACGCAGCATCATCCGAAGACGCAGAGAATGCCGCAAGACGTTTGTACGATTTGGGTTGTTTGGAGAATGGCGAGTTGGAAAGTGTTATATTTGATGTAGAAGAGAAGGAGGGCGAGTAATATGAAGAAACAGAAAGAAATTATAGAGCCCATACCCATATAAAAAACAGAAGAGCTTATCCTCACGGACGAGCTCGTTCTTATGCAAATAATAAATTTCACTTTAAATTCAAAATTATGAACTGCCTTTCGGCGGGACACAAAATTAAATCAAAATCAAATTTAATACTGCAAAGTTAATCAAAAATACCGAGAAAAACAAGTTTTTTATCATAAAAAGAAAAATAACTTATCAAAAACTTGCATAGAATTGTATTTTTGATTATCTTTGCAACTAAATTACAAGTTTTACCATAATAAGGGAAACATGGTATTGATGCAAATAATAGATTGACACTAGACAAGATTATGAAGATAAATGAAATCATAGAAGAAAGAATGCACTATCGAGGTGTTAACCAAACGATGGTTTGCAAGGAATGTGGGCTGATTGTTCAGAATTTCAACGCATTTCTGAAAGGTAGACGCTGTCTGGCAATAGAAAGCCTAATCAAAGTAATGAAGCATTTGAATATGGCTTTCAGTAAAGAAGGTTCTGTATTCTCCCCCAACCTCATAGAAGACAAAGTCAAGATAAGCCTAAAGGGAAGTGAGGTTAAAATGGTAACTATCGCCAAGAGTATAAACGTAAGCGGTAGTACCCTATCTACTATAGTAAACGGAAAAAGAAAGATGTCGTCAAAGGTGCTGTATGCTCTGATTGACTATTTCGGAATTGAAGTCGTAACAATTAAATAAAAACATCATGACACAACAAAGTAACGATATTGGGACTAAGAAACGTGACAACATCAATGTTTCGTCAGAGAATTGGGAATTTGATGAAGACGTAGCCGAAGTATTTACAGACATGCTGGAGCGCTCTATACCGGACTATCACACGATGCGTAAGCTTGTGGATCAGGTTGCAGAGCACTTCATTAAGCCAAACACCCGATTCGTTGATTTGGGATGTGCCAATGGTCTATCAGCAGAGGGCATCATAGCAAACCATTATAAGGATGTTATCTCTTATCTGAGCGATGTAAGCGAACCTATGCTAGCAAAATGCAGAGAACGCTACAAAAAACAGATAGAAGACGGTTATGTGCATGTCATAAGACTTGACCTAACGAAACACCCTATAGGATATGGTTGTTTCTGTAATGGATGCTCTGTTATCTTATCATGCCTCACATTGCAGTTTATACCGGTAGAATACCGCCAAGGGATAATCGAAAGCATTTATAGCAGTCTTGACAAAGGTGGTGCTTTTATCTTGGTAGAAAAAGTTTTGGGTAATTCGTCAGAGATTGGAAACATCTTCACTTCCATTTACTACAACATGAAACGAGAGAACCAATATACGGAAGAGCAGATAGCAAGCAAGCGCAAGTCCTTGGAAGGTGTACTCTGCCCTCTCACAGAAGAAATGAACATCAGCATGTTAAAGATGGCAGGTTTTCGGAAGATTGATACCTTTTGGAAGCATCTTAACTTTTGTGGAATCATAGCAATTAAAGATTAATAATATGGCAACAAAGAAGAAAATAAAAGTAACACAACTGAAAGTGAACCCTGAGAATCCACGAACAATCAGTGAGTTCATGATGGGCAAACTCACAGAGAGCCTTCTTGTATTTCCAAAGATGTTAGAGCTTCGCCCTATCATCGTTAACAAGAACAAGGTAGCTCTCGGTGGCAATCAGCGTCTCCAAGTTCTATTAAACATTCTCAACATGGAAGATGTAGAGATTGAGGAATACTTGGAAAATCAGTCAAAATATCGCCTAGCTCCCGAAGAGAAACAGAACGAGCTGAAATCTTTTTGGAATAGCTGGAAGAACAACCCTGTCGTACCGGCTAAGATAGCCGATGATATGACACCGGAAGAGGAAAAGGAGTTTCTTGCTAAAGACAATCTCCATTATGGAGAGGATGATGTCGAAGTGCTCAAAAAGGAGTATGACCGTAATGATATAGAGGAATATGTAGGCTCTGTACCTTGGAATCTGTATGATTATGACGATAACAAGATTAATGATGCGGAAGTAGACACTACGGTTGTTCGCTCAAAATCATTTAAGTGTGGATATATAGAAGTAACTATTACCGATGAAGAGTACAAAATGCTCGATGATGCACTTACAGATTATTGTGAGCAGAATTTTGGAAGTGGTGACGGATTTCTCTCATACTTGTTAGGAATTGAATATAAAGCTGATAATAAAGAAAAAACTGAGGAGGAAGAATAATGAAGATAAATATAACTGAACTGATTGCTAATCCTAATAATCCAAGAAAGATTAGTAAAGATAAGAAAGCGCGTCTAAAGCAGAGTATTCTTCTGTTCCCAAAGATGCTTTACTATCGTGACATTACCATTAATAAGGAGAATATGGTACTTGGAGGTAACCAACGTACAGATATTCTTAAGGAGATTTTAAAAAGTTCTCCTATGGATTGGATTTTGACAATGTCGGAAAACGAAAAGTGGAAGCTGCTTTCTCCATCGCAGCAAGAGCAAGCTGTTGACTACTGGAAGGAATGGGTGAAAGACCCGGTTGTCGAGGTGTCCGTAGCAGAAAACTTAACAGAGAAAGAGGAAAAGGAGTACATATTTAAAGACAACGAAGAATATGGAGAATATGATTTCGATCGTCTCACTAAAATGTATGACCAAATCAATCTTGTAAACTTTGGCTTTGACGAAGGCTTATTTTATGATGCTTCTGAAGACGATACAGTTGTAAAAAAGAACAAGCTATCAAAGAGTGCAAAGAAAATCAATGTATTGATGTTCGGAAAGAATTCTGTAGCAGTTACCAAAAATGAATATGCAGAACTTGTAGAACAATATGAGAATTATGTAGATGAAATTGGAGTAGACTTCGGTTTCATAAAGTTTTTGTTTAACAAACTTAATCAGGAATAATTATGGAGATTATCAAGATTTCAGACATCAAGCCTGCAGCTTACAATCCACGAAAGTTAAGCCAAGAGGCTTTCGTAAATCTGCAAGGCAGTCTTAACGACCTCGGCTTTATTCTGCCGATTATCGTGAATCGTGACAACAAGACCATTGTTGCCGGCCACCAGCGTACAAAAGCTGCAACAGCTATTGGTATTCATGAAGTACCAGCCTATTTCGTATCGGGAGTACAGCTCGTAGACGAGATTCTTTTCAATCAAGTTCATAACGGAATCGAAAGTGAACCAAAAGAAAAAGGTTCGTATAAAGGCAACCTGGAAGTCGGAAAATTCTACGATGATATTTCCAATAAAGATTTTGACATACCAAACAGCGGAGCATCATACGTTAAGGATATGTGTATGCTTATCACCCGTTATGGTGATGCACTTAGTGCTATTATTTGTGACGGTCAAGTTGTTTTTGGAAATAATTATGTAAGAGCAGCCCAAATCCTCGATATTCCAGTGCATGGCTATATCTTGGATAAAAAGTACTTGGAAAAGTACAATTTTTATTTCTCGAAGGATTATGGCGTTTACAGCTATGACCATCTTGACCGTGAAGATTTTGTTCAAGGATTAGCTCAACCTCCAAGAGCAGCCGGTATGGAGTGGTCAACCCTATATCGCGTGGCAACTAAATGGATTCTAAAGGATCAAAAAGATGTTTCTGTATTTGATTTTGGTTGCGGTAAAGCTATGTGTGTCGACAAGCTCAAGAAGAAATATGGCTATAAGAATGCAATAGGCTTAGAGTTTTTCAATCATAACCGCAAGGGTATCAGCGTGGAGAAGGGGCAAGAGATGATAACCAAACTTATCAATTTTGTCAAAAAGAACGGAAAATTTGATTATTGCATAGCAGAAAGCGTTATCAATTCCGTAAATTGCGTTGAAGCCGAGCGTTCGGTTATTGCTATTCTCATGTTGTTCTGTAAGCCGGGAGGTAAGATTTTCTTCTGCGGCCGAAGCAAGGAGACAATCCTTAGTTTAATGACACAGAAGAGAAATACAACAGATGAAATGTTCTCGGCTCGTTTTCTTGACGAAAATGGTTTAACAGCGATAATGGTAGAAGGTCAGTGGTTTTATCAGAAATTCCATTCCAAAGAGGATGTGCAGAAACTAATCGATGATTTTGGATTTAAGGTATTCTATTCTGACAGAGATTCATATTGGCGACTCGGAGTCGAAAAAACAAGAGAGTTGAGTGACGAAGAATACATGGCAGCCATTGATTACGAGTTCAATATGAAGTTACCTAACAACCAACGTTATCATCGTCATAATGATGTCCGTGAGTTGTTCGGATTCCCGACAATTGAGGACAAAGAAAAATAGCGAAAAACTTTCATCTTTGATGAAAAAACTTTGCTAAATATTTGCATATTTGATAATTATTTTGTATCTTTGTAGTGTAAATAATAAATATAGCAACACTTTAAAAAGATTCAAGATTATGACATATGAAATTCAAAAATACGAGCAAGCTATCCTGCGAGAAATCAAGAACAAAGAGATTTTGGATGAGCTAGAGAAGAAGTCTGATATGGAGTATCAGAACTATCTAAACGAATGCACAAAGAAAATTAATAAGTTCTTGGAGCAGAAAGGCTCTGATGCAAGATATGACGTAGTGTATGGTGAAGGTTACGATTACTTTGCCACTCGCAATCTTGAGGAAGGTAGCAAGATGCAAGAAGAATTCTTTGATTTTGCTGACAACAAGTTGTCTCGCTTTGTAGGTAAAGTGAAGATTCCTCATGAGTTGTATCATAGCAGTCTAACAGATTTTGACTTACCGCTTGATCTGAACAGAGAAGATTTCTCGTCAGACAAGTATTACAAGATTTACAAATTTCACGTTCATTGTATACTGAGTGACCGAGATTAATAACATTGAAAGAGTTACGGATATGGTAGTTATCAAATATTTTAGACCAAAAAGGAACTATAGGTACCTTTGGTTAAAACTCGTTAGAGATATAGACCTAAGCCAGCATTGTACAAAATGTCTGATTGGTAAATTCGACAGAAGAATATGGGGTGGTACACCACTTAACCCAAACAGAGAATTAAAACTTGAAGAATCTAGACTTTATTATCTGTGTGGCGTTTGTGAAGATTGGATATGGTCTCATAACCTTCATGTTGCTTTTGCCCCAGCTTTTGGGCACGAAATCAATATTGATAACGAGTATTGCACTCTAAAAATAGAAAACGCTCGCAGAATCGATATTACTGATGAGTATATTGATTGGAATTTGCCACAAGCAAAGAAGCGGGAGTTTAATACGTGTAGGAACTGGTGGTTTGCCAACATGATAAATGCTGGTGCCATCAATGGCATAAAACCACCGGTTCACTATAAACAATTAAATATGTTTGATATATGAAATTATTAAAACCATCTATAGATGAATTTCGTGAAGTAATGGAGGAAGCACACGGCAATATGTCGGATGCGGCCAAAATACTTCACGTTACAAGACAAACCATATATAATTGGTGTAATGGGGAACCAGAATTCAAAGAAATCGTACAGGAACACCGCAAACGTTTGTTTGATGAATGTCTTGGTCAAGCAAGAATACTCGCTTTAGGTCTTCCAAAAGTCGAGAACGGAAAACTTGTCGGATGGATTGAGAAACCAGACGGCCAGATGCTCCGTTACTTCTTGCAGACACTAGGAAAGGATGAAGGCTTCGGAACTTCCGTAGACATCACATCGGGTGGCGAGGCTTTACCTCAGGTTATCAACTTGATTTGTGACACAAAAGCTTCTGGACCGTCTGCGCCACAAAGTAAAGATGGAGAATAAGATATACGTAACGGAAAACAGAACAGATTACGAGCTGCGTTTCGGTAATAGTACCTTACTCGTTCGCTTTGTGAAAAAGATACCGAGTGCAGAGTTCGACATGAAATCAGGCTGCTGGCATATTCAAAAGACAGACAAGCTTCTTATGGATGCTTTCTGTTATTATGCCAAAAGCCGTTTCATTGTTTCAGACGTTGTTCATCTTAGCGACCCATCAGAGGCAGAGGGTATTGCAGATAGAATGCCTACGTTGCGATACCCTCATCATCTTCTACTAGAGCCTTACGACTATCAGAAGAAAGGTATTCAGTATATGGTAACCCACAAACGAACATTCAACTGCGATGATATGGGACTCGGTAAAACGTTTCAGACCATAGCAGCCGTTGATATAGCTAACTCCTACCCTTGCCTTGTTGTATGCCCGGCAAGTATGAAAATAACTTGGCAGAGGGAGTTCAAACGCTTCACCGGAAAGAATTCTGCGATTCTTGATGATAAGAACAAGGACAGATGGCATTACTATATTCATACCGGTACCTGCAAGGTTTTCATCACCAATTACGAGAGTGTAAAGAAATTCTTTATTCTTGGCTGTAAGACAAAAAGGGTAACCGTAAAGAACCTAGAGGTTGATAGTCGTATGAGATTATTCAAAAGCGTAGTCATAGACGAATGTCACAGATGCAAGGAAGCCTCAACGCTTTGGAGTAAGTACCTTGAAGCGATGTGCAAAGGAAAGGAATACGTATACATGCTGACAGGAACCCCAATAGTGACCGGAAACAAAGACCTTGTCCAGCAGCTCAAGATCATGGGAAGAATAAATGACTTTGGAGGGGCAGCAGCGTTCAAGGACAGATATTGCCAACCTGATGTTGGTTACGAAAGGCTTTCTGAGCTGAACTACAGACTTTGGGAAACGTGCTATTTCAGAAGAGACAAATCTCTTGTCTTGAAGGAGCTACCCGAGAAGATTCGGCAATACAACGTCTTGGAAATCACAAATCGCTCTGAATACGAAAAGGCTGAACTTGACCTTATTGACTATCTGCAGAAATACAAAGAAGCCGATGATGAAGCTATTCAAAAGGCTTTGCGCGGATATGTCATAGTTCAAATCAATGTTCTCCGACAGATAACAGCAGAAGGAAAGTTACAAGAAGCATTGAAGTCTATCCATGATATAGTGGATGCAGGAAACAAGCTTATAGTCTTTGTTGCTCATAAATCGCTTGTCAAAAGCATTAAAAAAGAGTTTAGAGGTGCTGTAAAGGTAACGGGCGATGATAGTCCAGAACAGAAACAAAAAGCCATTGACGCTTTCCAAAACAACAAGGATTGCAACCTTATAGTGGTGAACATCAAAAGCGGAGGTGTAGGAATAACGCTTACTGCAGCTTCCAACATACTTTTCCTAGAGTTCCCTTGGACTGCTGCCGACTGCGACCAATGTGAATGCAGAGCGCACAGAAACGGACAGAAGAACGTTGTTACTTGTACTTATCTCTTAGGAAGAAGCACTTTTGATGAAAAGATGTATTCTATCATCCAAAAAGAAAGAGAACAAGCCGGCATCGTTACAGGAGCAAAAGACTCGGCAGAGGAAAGAATCTTTGATTTAGTTAATAACATTTATAAAGATAAGATAAAATGATTACAATAAACGAAAGAATACAACTAAGAATGAAAGAACTTGGCATCCGGTCAAGAGACCTTTGCCAAAAGCTTGAAATCAACGAGCACAACTTCTCGCCATTCATAAACGGAAAGAGACCAATCCCATATATTGAGGTGGAGAGAATCTGTAACTATCTAGGTTTAACACTTGTAGAACAAAAGTAGAAAAATATGTTTAGAGAAAAAATAAGAAAGACTATCTACGAAAGAGAACTCAAAGTAGATAAAGTTGCAAAAGACATAGGGGTTAATACTGCGAATCTTTATGCATACATAAAGGGAACCCGCAATATAAATCTCAAGCAATTAGATAAATTGGTTCATTACCTGGGGCTTTACCTCCTCCCAAAAGAAGGATTTGTTTTTGACCCAGATAATATTCCAAAATTTAATCGATAGGAAGATTTGTTTCATTTACATTTTTACACTCATAAAGAAAGGTAAATAAATGCCGAAATCAATAGATGTTAGATTATTTCCAAAGCAAGCGCAAGCTTATGAATTTCTTTCCTCCGAGAACGACACCGTTACAGAACTTTTATATGGCGGTGGAGCCCGTGGAGGAAAATCTGCTTTTGGTTGTATCTGGCAGATATTGAGAAGAATCACGTTACCTGGAAGTGTTGGCTTAGTGTGCCGAGAAGTACTTACACAGCTTAAAGATACTACTCTTGTTACCATGTGGGAAATGTTAGACATGATGAAATTACGTTCATGTGTTCGTTTCAACGAGGTCAAGAGTATTATGTATTTCCCTAATGGAAGTAAAATTCTGTTTCGTGATTTGATATATGCCCCAAGAGACCCTGAGTATGACCGTCTCGGTTCGCTTGCCATTACAGACCTCTTTGTAGATGAAGCTCAGCAGATTTCAGAAAAAGCCATTTCTGTATTGAAAGGCCGTTTTTCTTTACTCAATGGTGTTCGGGCTGATGGTACAAGATGGCACACCATACCAAAGGCTCTTTACACTTGTAACCCAAAAAGGAATTGGATATACATTGACTTTGTAAAACCTGCTAAAGAGGGAACGCTTCCACCATATAGAAAATTCATTAAAGCCTTGCCTATAGATAATCCTTATGTAGACCAAGACTTTATAGACAACTTGCTGAAAGCGGACAAGGTGACCGTGCAGCGACTTTACTTCGGAAACTTCGAGTATGATGACGATCCATCTGTTCTTTGTGATTATGATGCCATCAATGACTTGTTTACAAACGACCACATCAAGCCGGTTGGTGCCCATAGCGGTTCTGCCGACATAGCCGGAAAGGGACATGATAGGTTCGTTGCCGGTTCTTGGGTTGGTAATGTATGCTATATCAAGATAGACACAGACTATTCACCTGGAAAGGAAGTAGAGACGCAGCTAAAGGATATGATGATAAATGATAGTATTCCTAGGTCTCTGATGGTCGTAGATGCTGATGGTGTCGGCTCATTCTTGGAAAGTTACCTTAACGGAATCAAAGAGTTCCACGGAAACGGAAGACCTATTGACCCAAGATATGCCAACCTGAAAGCCGAATGTGCTTACAAGCTGGCAGAACTTATCAATAAAAGAGCTATCAAGATAGTCTGTACGCAAGAGCAGCGAGAGAGAATCATGGATGAGCTTGGTGCCTTGAAGATGGCAGATATAGATAATGACCTTAAGAAGTACGACATCATCAAGAAAGAGGTAATGAAGATTATCCTCGGTCATTCCCCTGACTACCTTGATATGCTCATCATGTCTATGTTCTTCCGAAGAGTGAAACCTTCTGCAGGTGCTTCAATGAAGATACAGACCAGAAAAAACGACTAGAATCGCGATTGTAGTAAAGATATGCAAATAATGATATATCACATTTCAAAATTATGTAACTTTGAAACATGAAAAAGAAAGAAGATAAAGCCCAATGCACTTACGGAAAGTTCCTAGAGTTCTTTCCGTTATGCACAAAGGAAAAGCAAGAAGAATTGTTGGAAAGGTTACGAAAGCAGCCCTGTCCTCAATCTATATGCGGTAAGCATGTGCCGGACAGCTTAAACATGCTTACCTATGGGCAGTTGGATGATATGCAGACAGCAGCCTCATCACAGCAGCCGATAGAAGAAACATGCAAGGTGCTCTTAGAAGTTGATTCAAACTTGCTTTTAAATGAAGATGTCAATGATGTGTTCGGGTTTTCTAACTTTGTAACAAAGGAGATAACCCGAATCAACAAGATTTTCTCTTCCATCAAGCCGTCCTACTCACAAGAGGAACGTGCAGCAGGTATTGAGTCTCTTAACTTCGGAGCATTTGGTGTCTTGGATTGGTACGCACAGAGAATGCACATCGCAAATCAGAATGAAGTTAGGAACATATCATGGTTGCGTATCTTTCAATGTATGAAGAACGATAATGAGAAGAATGAGTTCGAGCGTAGGCTTTATCAGATTTACTCAAAAAAGAAATAGCGTATGGAACTAAAAGGTACTAAGAAATATGGAACGGTGGAAGCCAAGGTAAGAAGGGTTGTGGAGACCATGGGCGAAGATGTTGAATACCTCTTCATGAACTGGTCGCAGGCCAACGTAGCTTTTGATGCTATTACCAAGCCATCGGTAGTTTACGTCCTTCCACCATCGGGAAAGTTGGATTTTGACTATGCAAGAGTGAAGGATTATCCGGAGACTCAGATTGCCTTCCTCTCCCCTACAGACTTTGATTTTGACGGAACGGAGAACGACAATATCATTGAGCAGATGAAGAGACTTGCCATAAAGTTTGTCAAGGCACTCAACTCTAGCGAGTACTTTGAATTGATTGAAGGAAAGCAGCCTTATCAGGTAGTCTACGACTTCCTTGATCAGAATGTAACCGGCGTAGTTCTCAATCTACCACTAGAAGAGGTTGAAGGTATCATTATCTGCGATGATGAAAGCCGTACAGATGATGAAGATGAAAAAACCTAGTTTGTAAAGTTTAATTCTTTGTTTTTCTAGGGATTTTGGCTATATAAGTAAAAATAATTCAGTATGAATAGCTTAACAAATGAAGTCGATAGATTGCTGACCTTACACCTTGGGAATATCAAGGTTGGAATAGCACAGCGAATGGCAGCATTGGGCAGAATGTCAAGCGGCCGTTCCGTAGCTTCTTTACAGATTGAGGTGAAGGACTCTAAAGGAATTCTGTCAGGTGATAAGCAATGGGAAACCATGCAGCGAGGAAGAGGCCCAGGTAAGGTACCATCCAACTTTAGGGAAATCATAAAGAATTGGGTGAGACAAAAAGGTATAAGCATTCAACCAAGAGGGGGACAGAGCCAAAAGCAAGCCATAGAGAGCTTTAGTTATCTCGTCACTCGCAACATCATGCAGAAGGGGACGAAACTCTATAGAGACAAAGGATATAACGACATTTACGACACGTTGCTAGAGGAAGAGATAAAGAAGCTGACAAACGAGACGGAATCAGTCTTAGAGTTAGAAATAGACAAACTAAATGATAGATTCATAGATGATAACAAAAACAATAAATAACAGCGAGATAGGCATAACTAATGGGACAATACAATTTCCTAATGCTTATTGCTTTGTATTCAATCCTAACTACATCTTTTTAGAGTTAGGAACAGAAATGTCGTCTGTGTCAGTAGAGATAACAGATGACCTTTCTACGTATTCGGTGTCATGCATCCTTTTCAAAGGAAGCGGTAGATGTTACATAAGTAGACTCCTGGAGCTTCTATTTGTTGACGAGTATTTGGAGAAACGCTCTGCTTCTGTTACTATAAATATAAAATCCGGTAACGAAGGAGTTCTGGTATCATCATCAACGACTATTGCTATATGGGGAAGCATGAAGGTTGGGGACACTTTTGGAGGCGGCATCATGCTCGGTAGCCTTTACAGTGCAGAAGATCATGCTAGATTTATGCGTGAAGTAATTTGGTTCAAGAATTTTCCATTTAAGGTATCTATGTTTTCTCCCTCTGCAAGTAAGTCACTTACTCTTAAAGAAGATAGAGGGATTGAAAAAACAATCCAAGAAACGACAAAAGCAGGTATCTTCGAAGTAACCCTTACCGGTTCAACAACAAAAAAGGAGCTTCTCTATAAGATAGAATTGGAAGCAGAAACCGTCAAATCATCATTCACGAATGTTTTTGACAAGACATTCACCGGTGCTCAATACAGATATCTCGATGAATTGTTGAAAGTCATTGTTTCCAATGATATAGAGGGGTATTATCTTCGTTGGATAGACCAATATGGGTTCTTGGAGTATTGGCTTTTTAAGAAGAGCTCACTCACAAACAAGAATAAACCCGGTAATACAACTATAGAAGACGATAAGCCAATTGATGGTATTTACTATCCGAATCATGAGCGTACGACGCATATAGACAACACAGTGACTATAAAATGTGGAGCAACCAACCTAACAAAAGGTCAATATAAAACAGTAGAATCCATTGTGGTATCCCCACACATTGACTTGTTCAAAGGTTATTCAATGGATGGTAGAGAAATATGGATTCCTGTTAATGTTGTTTCAGGTTCGTACAAAAAGAACGAACAAAAGGTGTTACAGGATTTTGAACTGCAAATATTATTGCCTGATACGGCATCACAAAGTTTATAAGTTATGAAATACGATTCGTTTAAAAAAATAAAGATGAACAAACATGGCATTCGTCCATGTGTCATTATACGGACTGGAGAAGAGGGAAGTATCGTAGAAATAGACAAAAACCACGATAAACTTCTTGTTGTTGCCAAAAGACATGGCTATGCTGTGATGCAAGAACAATGGTTTAACTATACAGAAATAGAAATATGGTAGAAGAGCTTTACATCTTTGACAAAAACGGAATGCGTAGGAGCGTTGACCTCAACTCCCCTAGCGGTATTACCTTGAAGTGGGTTAGCAATATGTTTAACTCACTAGATAAGGTAAACTGCTCATATTCCTATACGTTCAAGATTCCTATGACGCGGCATAACAGAGAGGTCTTTGACTTCGCAGAGGATATTCGCCATACCAGTGGATTGCTGGGTAAGAAGTTGAAGGTTGAGTTTATCCAGAATGGTATTCCATTATTCAGAAATGGAAACTTATATATCGACAAGTCAACTGCCGACAGCTATTCTTGTGTCTTCACTTGGGGCGTTATTGAAGGTCTGCAAAAGCTGAAAGACGATAGCTGTAGCCTCAATGAATTGCGTGAAACACTTGTTAAAGCTGGGTATGAGAATGATGAGCTAAAAGAAGAAGGTATGGTAGAATGGGGAAATGACCCTATCCTTACTCCTGAAATCATGACCATATTCGACAACTCAAAGAAGATACTTAGGCCTTATTATTTGAATCTGCCATCCGATCCAAATTATAGTGAATACCTTTCGATGGAAGCCTCTAAGGTGTATTCGCAAGGTGTTCCTAAACCAGTTATGCCTGTCCGTTATTTAATTGAATGCATAAATAAAGCTTATGGAGTGACTTTTGATATGGGTAAATCTGCAAAAGGAAAAGAAAACTTGCCAACATCTCCAATATCAAAATGGCTTTACGATGAAGAAAGAATAATCACTTATGGATGTATACCTTTAACAGGAGTAGATGTTACTGAAAATCAGCAAAAACAATTCACCAAGAAGCTTGTTTATAATTCGTTATATGGAGGTGATTACAGATTGTTGGGAACTTTTATAATACTGACTTTTAATAAAAATAAAGATGTCGTATATCCTTATAATTTCTATAGTAAACAAAAGATAAACTATATTGCTTATCAGGCCTACGACTACAAAGGAGACCATATCGGTTGGGATTTTCCTTCTAGTGAAAAAGAACTCATGTCGTACTATGCAGATACTATAGACAAATGGAATGATTCTAAATATGTATGTGTAGGTATAGAGGCTCCAAGTTTCTGTAAAATCAAAATGGAAGGAAGTTTTAGTGCTATTTTATATAAAAGAAACTATGATGACTTTTTTGAAAGGATAAAGATTCACGTATATAGTTGGAAAGTTGTAAACCGAGGAACAACAGACGAGCATATAGAGCGTGTAGATGTCGCATCTTATGGACCGGTTAATATTACGACAAGTGTGGATGATGATGGAACAGAAATATATATTACGACCTACAATTTCAACGAAGATGAAGGTTTTGAACCTGCTTCTTTTCAGAATGAAGAAGCTTACAATGCCGATCAGTCTACTGCAGAATACTGGCTTGGCTTTGAGAAAAGTTATTTTACTATGCAAAGAGGGGAGTTGAATATAGAACGTCAGTTTAGCTTTACGCCTAAATTTGATGATATTGATTATGATGCCCATATTATAGATACGTTTACAAATCTGCCTGATATAGACTGCCTTTCGTTCATGAAAAGTCTATTTTACATGGTTGGTGGATTTCCATATGTTAATTCTAATGGTACAATAAAAATAGACAGATATGATACACTAAAAGAAAATATAAGAAAAGGTTTCGTTTACAATTGGTCTGACAGGGTAATTAGTCCAGGATTGAGTGGATATGATGAGATTAGTTATCATAATGATTTCAAGCAGAATAATTACTATATGAGCAAGTGGGACGATCTGGACAGAACATCCAGTGACTTGAAAGAGGAAGACGATTTGTATGAGGATGGAATTGGTAACATAAAAGTCGAAGACAACACTTTAGATAAGGTTCAGACCGTACAGCAAGTTCCATTTTATCCTCCGTATATACTCAATAGAAAATGTCCTATGATTACAGATAGGACTATTAAACAGAGGAATTTCAATATTGCAGACAATAACTATTCTTTAGATGTAGTAGGACGGCTTGTAAATAGCAACAAGGGAAGATATATAGAATCAAAGCCAGCCTATGGATATGTGCATCGTATTCCTTTCTTTGATCCTATGAAGGTAAACCGTATAAAGCCGTGGTCAGAAAATTACAATACAAGTGCAGACCTAGTACGTATGAGTGTACTGAATCCTTTCAAGGATATAATGATGAACCCATCCTACCGTTATCTGCAAAAGATAGTAGAGCATCCTTTCGTAATAACAGAGAAGTTGTTGCTGAATGAATTTGACCTCATGGATATAGATTACGTGAAACCGGTATACTTGGAGAAGTACAATAGCTATTTTGCTATCATCAGCATACAGAGAGACAGCAAAGGAGTATGTAAATGCGAGCTTATCAAGCTGCCTACATACCAATCTCCAGTGAAGGTAACGCTGTCTTTTGAATCTCAGCTGGCTAAATTCTTGCATTACAAGGTCAGCTCCACTTCTAAAGAAGACAAAACGATAATGATAGGATTTATCATTGAGAACAGCAAGGATGGGCAATATGTGCAGCATTCGAAAGTCAACTTGAAGGGTGACTCCTTTCAGATTTTCAACCCAACGAGTAATACGGAATGGGTTATCAAAGATGTATGGCTAGACCACTACGAAGAAGGAGATTATAATGATTATGAATTTCAAATAGGTTAGGAATCATGGCAGATACAAGAGTAAAAATCGTAGATATACAAGTGAATATCACTTCTGCAGCTCAGGCGCTTGCTCAATATGGGCAAGCAATTGATGAAGCGAAAGTAAAGCAGAAGCAGTTAAAGCAAGAGTTGAAAGATGGGAAAATCACCCAAGAGCAATATCAAGCTGCAATGGCTTATAGCAGAACCGAGGTTAAAGCGAATCAAAACGCAGCCAGAGACCTCACTAACCAGGTGCAGAGACAAATCACCATGGTAAAGGCACAAGAAGGCTCCATCAAGCAATTGAAAGCAGAACTTGCCCAAGCTACGACACAATATCAGAATATGAGTCGTGCCGAGAGAGAGTCTTCTTCCGGTACTCAGCTTAAAGCTCATATCGCATCGTTGAAGACAGAGATAGCGTCAGCTTCAGCAGAGACCTCTGCCTTTTACAAGAATATGGGTAATCCTTCGCAAGCCGTTCAAGGATTGAATAACTTAAAGGGAAAGGCAGCCGACCTTGTAAAACAGATGGCGATGATGGCTACAGGTGGCGGTATCTTGGCTTTCGGTAAGAATGTTGTTGAGACGACAAGAAGCTTTGAAGACGGTATGGCGAGAGTGCAAGCCGTTACCAATGCCACACAAGCAGAGTTTCAGGTGATGGAGCAAGAAGCCCTAAAATGGGGTTCAACCTATCGTTACACAGCAACGGAGGCTGCTAACTCTTTAGAGAACCTTACGAGAAACGGACTGAGTGCCCAGCAAGCAACGGAAGCACTCAGTCCTACCTTGCAATTGGCACAGGCCAACACCATAGGTCTTGCAGAAGCAGCAGACATCACCACGAACGTAATGAACGGATTCGGATTGGAGGTTAAGGATATGGGAAGAGTTAACGATGTTCTCTCTTCTACTGCAGCGCATTCTGCTACAAACATCAGTATGCTTGCCGAAGCAGAGAAGAACGCTGCACCATTCGGTCACTCTCTCGGTCAGTCCATTGAGGAAGTCAACGCTGCACTCGGTGTCCTTGCAGATGTCGGTATCAAAGGATCAGACGCGGGTACAGCTATCCGTATGGTATTGATGGGACTTGCTTCCCCTACTGCAAAGCAACAGAAGGCTTTCAAGCAGTTGGGTGTTGACATTTCGGAATCGTCTTTACGCTCAGAAGGTTTGACAAAGACATTGGAGAAGCTGCGTGATAGTGGTGTAATGAAAGCCGCTAATTCGGCAGAGCTACTTGGCGACATCTTCGGTCGACGAGTAGCACCGCAAGCAATGGCATTGCTCAACAACATTGACGGTTTGAAAGCGAAGTTGGATATACTTAACAACTCACAAGGAACTACGGCCAGAATGTTTGAGCAGTCATATAGTGATTTATCAAACTCTATTTATGGTATTCAGTCAGCTTGGGAGCATTTGCTTATATCCGTAGGTCAGGCAGCAGATAATCCACTTGTTGCTGTAACAGAAGCTATAAGAAAAGGCATACTTTGGATTTCAAGTAATCTTGCTACTGTTGGTAAGGTTGTTATGGACGTCATTGCCGGAATATCTTTTGCAAAACTCGTATCATCTGCCCGTACTGCATATACTGAGATAACCACGTCTGCTTATAGTAGTGCCCAGAGTGCATCAATGGCAGTAAAGACAAGTCAGGCAAAAGAGCAGACTTTGCGAAGAGAAACGGCAACACTTACAGCTCAGTTGGAGAATAACAAGACTGCGGCCAACAAGATGTCTGCTGAGCAACAGAAGCTGATAGAAACCCAGCTTGCAGCAAAGAAGCAGCAATTGGCAATACAAACTGCCAATACTCAGAAGCTACAAGCAACTGAGGTTGCAAAATGGAACCAAGTTCAAGCCGTTACAACCGGTAATGCATGGACGAAAGGTATGGCTGTTGCAGGAATTGCGGCAAGGAGCTTTGTAATGACTTGCAAAACGGCATTCAAAGGTTTTATCGTCACTGCAATACTGAGTCTTGCTTTCGAGGCTCTGATGTCTTTGTATGATGCGTTTGTTCATGGTACCGGTTATCTCGCACCTTTTGCAAATTGGGTCAAAGGTACATTCACGAAAGTATGGACAGCTTTAGTGAACGTATTTTATTCGGTCATAAACGTATTCAAGCTATTCGCGGCTAGACTAGATATTACAGGTCGGGCAGCAAGAGCATTTGCCGTAACCGTAGCCATTGTGGGTGCCGCATTCAAGAGTATGATGGAAATAGGTAAGTTTGCTATCACTACTATTGTCAGCTACTTCAAGATGTTGGGAAATGTGGCAAAAGGAGCAGGTGCCATCCTTGCCGATGTGTTCACTCTCAACTGGGGAAACATCAAGAATGACTTCGCAAATCTCGCAAAGTCTGTGGCTAACTTCGGAAAAGGTGTAGCAAATAAGTTTGCCAACATGAGCAACATTATCAAGAACAACACAAAGGAAGCTGCAAATGCAATTAACTCTGCTGACAAGAAATACAACAAGGAACATAATGCAAGAGTTAGTGGAACTGTCTCGGAAATCAAGAGTCAAGGAAAATCAAACCAAGCAACGGCCACCAAAACAAAGGCGCAGTCAAAGAAGAAACAAGCTCCGCAAAAGCCAAAGCCGCAAAAGCCAAAGCCGCAAAAACCTGACAAGGAAAATGATAATACCCCTACTCCACCTGCATCTGTTAACGATAAAGCATTGAAGAAGCAAAAGTCAGCAGCAGATAAGGCAGCAAGAGAACAAGAGCAACAAGCAAAGAAGGAGCAGGAGGTGTTGAAGGCCGCACATGATGCTATGCTCGCTACGATGGAAGATACCATCGAGAAGCGTAGAATACAGATTGAAACGCAGTATAATGACGAGATAAACAAGTTAAAATCTCGTCTTGCTACAGAACGTAACCTTACAGCTACAGCTAAGGATGCCATCAACGAGACTATCAAGTACAAGGAAATCAAGAAGAACCAGGAACTTGAAAAGCTCTCTGATGAGAACATCAAGCAAGAGGTTGCACGTCAGCAAAAATATATTGACGCTCGTCTTTCTGTTGTTCAGAAAGGTAGTGCAGAGGAACTGGCGTTGAAGAAACAGAAGATTGAAGAGGAAACAAAACTCAGCCTCAACAATTTAAAGAATGATTCTAAGACGGGTACCCTTGATGCAACAGAGAAGCGTGATAATGCCAAGAATGAAATGAACACTGCAAAAGCAAAGTTGGATTCTGACAAGGCAAATGGCGCAGATGCAGACACTATTGCCAAAGATCAAGAAGCCTACAACGCCAAGGTTGCAGCTTATCAAGCTATGGAAGAAGCATTGACCAATATTACAGCCCAATATGAGCAAGAGCGTATTGATATTGAGACAAGGGCAAGACAACAGAAAGCCCAAGCCGATTTGGAGTTTGCACAGCAACAAGAGGCTGACCGCCAGCAGGTGTTTGCAAATCGATTGGCAGAACTACAGATGGAAGGTGAGCAGCAAACAGAATTGCAGCAGAACCTCAACACTCTAGGTCTTGATGTGCAAACTCAAAATGAGCGAGACCAACTTGAGGTTCAGCAACAAGCAGCGCAAGAAAAGCTTGACTACTTGCAGCAATTCCAACAGCAAGAAGGTGAAAGCGAGGACGAGTATACGCAAAGACTTGCAGATGTCGGCATGACACGACTTGATGTAGAAACTCAGAACACAGAAGCCAGGAAAAACCTTGCCGATGTAAGTGCTCAGATTAATCAAGGTGAGATAAAGAACGAAGAAGCCAAGCAGAAAGCTTTTCAGTCTGTCGGCACAAGCATGATCAGTATGCTCGATACTTTGGGAGAGAGCAATTCTGCTTTTGCTAAGATGAGCAAGATAATAACCCTTGCCCAGATTGCAATAGATACCGGTAAGGCTCTCTCTGCCGGTATAGCCTCAGCATCATCTCTTCCTTATCCGGCAAACCTTGCAGCTATCGCTACAACGGTAGCAACGGTGTTGGCAAACGTAGCGACGGCCATCAGTACCGTTAAGTCTGCCAAATTTGCGGAAGGTGGTAAGGTTATAGGACCTGGTACCGGTACGTCTGATTCCATAAACGCTCAGTTGAGTAATGGTGAGTATGTTATGACTGCGAAGGCGACAAGAATGTTTGAACCAATGCTTGCGGCCATGAATGCTATCGGTTCAGGGGTTCCTATAGCCAGTTCTAGAAACTTTAGTGTTGTTCAGAATACTCAAGATATGACAGACTCGTTTACAGAGGCCGCACAAGAAATCAAACCGGTTGTTTCTGTTGTCGAGATTACAGATGCACAGAACCGAGTGGAAACGATACAGAATATTGATAACGTATAAGAGAATGGTAGAAATTGGTGTTTTTCCCGATTTCTACCATTCTTTTTAGTCTTAAATAGAAAAAACATCAAAAAATAGTTAGAAACCTAGTAAAAAACATCGGAAAACCGAGATTTTTTCGTAAATTTGCACCGAAAGAGACCAAAATACGTCTTTTTCATGTGCAAATAATAATATTCACTTAAAAAATCAGAATTATGACGAAATTCGAGCTTATCAAGATGAACCAAACCCTATTGAAAACATTGGTTGAGAACAAGATTTCACCGAAGGAAGTACAAAACATCAAGATTTTCGAGGAATACCGAGAAATGAAGGCTAAAAAGCATAAAGTGGGATATATCATCGTTTTCCTTACAGAAAAATATGCACTTTCCGAGAGTGCGATATATACCCTTATCAGAAGAATGGCAGAACGAGTAAAATTATAGGATTTATGCGATATATTAACAAAATTACGGAAAATAAACTCTTTTTTGATGATAACAAGGTTGTTTTAAACGAATTGCCGGCTTATTGCTGCCATTTGCTGATAGCAGACCCACCTTATAGGTTTACTAAAGGGGCTCACAAAGAGAAAAAAGCCAAAAGCAACATGTGTAAAACCGCTCTTTATGATTATTCTGACAATAGTGGAATGTGCCGTATCAAAAATGGGTTGCAGCGTGCTGACATCTATGCTTGGCTTGACCTTGTACCTCGTATCATGGTAAAGATGAATGCTTATATTTTCTGTTCAGAAGAACAGATAGCTGACTACTATCAATGGGCACAGGATCATAAGTACAAGTTCTCGGTTCTTGTATGGGAAAAGCCAGTATGCATCATATCAAAGCAACGTTTTGCTCAAAACGTGGAGTTTATCGTTAGAATATACGAAAATGGAACTGCCCTCAATAAACTTGAAGACAGCTCCATGTATAGCCGTGTGATAAAGAGCTCGTACCTAAAGGCAAAGTGGCACCCGACACAAAAACCCATGGAGATATTCACCAGACTCATCAAACTCTCTAGTAAGGAAGGCGATGTAGTGATAGACCCATTCCTAGGTTCGGGGACAACAGCTATTGCAGCTAAGAGGCTCGGTCGAAAATATATTGGTATCGAGAACAACGAAAAGTTCTTTAAGATTGCCGAGGAGCGTATATCCAAGGAAGCAGAAGAACAGACTTTGTTTTAAACTTCCACATAGATAGGCAGATGGTCGCTCATTTGGCTGGATTCCACCCAGGAATATAACTTGTAGTCTTTAACCTCAGAGTTCGTGAAAGCGTAGTCCAAGAAGAATGAGAAATCACCTTTTCCGCTATGGTCATATGTAAATCGGCTTTCCTTACCTAACTCTTCATGCAAGAAGGTATGGTGAGCCGATTTCAATCCGTTTTCCTCAAACCAAGTAAATACTTTCGGAGATTCTTTTCTTTGGAAGCTATTTGGATCAGAGATTACATTATAATCGCCCATCACTACCGTTTTATATCTGTTGATATATGGCTTGTAGTATTCCAAGATTTCCAAAAGGATAGAGATATAAGAACCGCTAGTTATTCCCTTGCGAACCGTAGGCCATACTGCGACTAGAAGATATTCATCATCAAAAATAACCGGAATAGCGTAGTGCAGATTCTTGTTATACCAATCCGGTAACACTATCTTATGGCTATCCTGACAGATAACACCTAATCCCTTGAAATCGAAGTCACCCATCCAAAAGAACGAGTAACCTTTAGGAATAGTTATGTTGTCGGCATTTCCACACTCAGGTACCACGTAGGCATCTATACTCTTTTTGTCAAGGAGCCAGTCTATCTTTTCCTGATTGCTCCATGAAATGTTATAAGATAGAATTTTCATTGTATATCGAAATGTAATAAACCGGTAAGTATTTTCTTATAGACTTCTCCATCATTTGGATAGAATGTATAAGTCTCGTTTTTACCATCTTGATTAACACACAAGTCTATACACGTTATATATTCCGTGATGTCTTTTCCGAAGTTTTCCATTACTACATGAAAAGGAAAGCCACCACGAATTTGTGCGTCTATTGATTCTTTGTTTGTGTTAGACTCCACTAAACATTGACGGAAGATATAACGATTACCTGAATAGAAAGTATATTTTCCTGCATTCTTTTTCCAATCACCATCAAGGGCATAGCGGTACTCATTATTTAAATCTACCTCACTTAGTTCTTGCACTTCAAATACTTGGGTAGGTTCTTTAAAGTGTAACACAAAGTAAGGTTGCTGAGAAAACTTAGGCAGAGTAACCCCTATTCCATTCTGACCGGAACGGATAGTATATTTGCCTGCTACAAGAATAGTTCCATCAGATTGAACAGAACCTTGATTTTTATGAGAAGGTATCTCTTCTGCTGTTGATGATTCACTGCCAGAGAATGCAAATCCCAAGCCAAATACAATGACAACGAAGATACCCAACGCTATCAAGCAACCATTAAACAATTTCTTAGGTGTCATAATTAATTTTGTTAATGTGAATAATGTTTCTGCAAATGTAACTAAAGTTTTTCACTTAAATGAAATAATTTCCTATATAATAAGGTATACTTATCAAAAAAGTGTAATAAACTTGTATTTTCGAAAATATTTTTGTATTTTTGATAAAATAATTGCTTAAAAATTTGCGTATTTGATAAAAAAGTACTACCTTTGTAATGTGCAAATAATAATAACACTTTAAACTTTAAGATTATGTTTCTTGAAAAATTTAACTTAGGAAATGAAACAACTGCAAAGCAGTTTGTTGAGGAAGCTAACAAAAATGTAACTTCCGTGTTGGATGAACGTTTTGGATTGCAATATGATGTTGCTTTCAAACAAAAAGGTTCAGATGTTCTTGTTGAGTATGAAACTTACCAGGTAGTTCTTTATGAATATATTAAGAATATTTGTAAGAAACTCAACTTCAATTGGAACGGCAAAACAGATTTTGTCGAGTTCAACGAATTTCACAAACTCCCGGTCGCTTATAAATAAGCGGCTAGGGAATGCAAATAATAATCACTTTTAAAATTTCAAATTATGGCAGATTATAAAGTTGAAGTAGATTTATCGGATTTATTCGATAATATGACCATCAATGAACAGAAGAGCTTTTTAGTTGATAAGTTCTGCTCATTACCACTAGGCTCGATGGAAGAAGTTGTTGGCGAAATGCTGGAGAACCTTAATGGCGATCAGACAACCAAAGTCATTGAAGACGCTTTCGATAACTTGCATGAGCAAGGTCAAGAGCATGTAATCAACTATGTAAACGGATAAGAATATGATGTCCGATAAACAATATCGAGTTGCTCGCAAGGGTATTGTCGAGCAACTTAAATTAGCTCAGAGACTTCATTGTAAGCACATGGAGCAGAAGTATAAAGTGGCTTTGGAGAAGTTAGAGAAACGCTTCTTAAAGCCGGATGCCGTGGGCTGCTTCGATTTGGGCGCAAGGGTATCAAATAGTTATTATCATCTTTAAATGATTAAGGTTATGGAAAAGAAAGAATATCCTGTTGTTGAATTTATTCAATATCTCAAAGATAAGCCATATATTAAGCTTTATAAAGCTGCTCGTTTAGCTGAGATTAAGATAAGAAGAGAAATGAGAATATTGCGATATTCCCCGTTTTATTTAGATAAAGAATAGATGTATAAAGTATAAAATAAAGGTTATGGCTACAGCAAATTTTGAAATTGGAAATAAAGAATTTGAGGTACGTTTCATACGTGAATCAGGTTATCCTCCAACAAAGAATGAACGTGGTTCTTCATTGGTTGAGTATGATGTAACGACATACAAAGATAATCAGCCAATGATTAAGAAGTTCAATCAAAAGAGGCGTGTTTATTTTGACCTTGAAGGTAATGTTTATAAGGATAAGCAGAGCAACAAGGTATGGTTCAATCTATATAAAACAAGCTAATGGTTATGGGAACAAAAGTAGAAGTAAAGACAATTCCTTTGCATGGATTGTTCATCCATCGCAAGCAGGTTTGGCGTTCACTAGGTAAGTTGAGAGCTGAAAGCCATTCTACATCAGCACAGGAAGTATATATGAATGAATATAATACCGAAGTGTATACCGAGAATGCCGATTTTATAGATGGTTTAAAAGTTACTCCTTATGATGGTGAGCTGCCCAAAATATCAAAATACGTTGGTAGTATGAGTTACTACCAGTATTGTTTAACGCAAAAATTGGTTTAGTTATGAAAGAGCTTAAAGTTGGCGAAAGAGTTGTCTTGGGTATCGTTGTAACTGAGACTATAACTTGTGCGGGTTGCTTCTTTGAAAGTAAGGGTGCTTGTGAAGTTTGGAGAAAATATCCATGCGGAAGTAAACAACGCTCAGACCATAAAAATATAATCTTTAAAGAAGTTGAGGAGTAAAGCTATGAATGGATTATTATCAATGATTAGTATGCAAACTGAAATGGAATATCAGATGAGTGATTTCCCTTTTTGTCTTCCACGTATTAGATTCAATGTGCCGAAAGGCAACATTCCATCCGATAAGCAGAAGTGTCAGCCAAAGACGCAGCATGAGTTCACCGTCAGGGGAGTTAAGATTATGGCAGCATCTAAGAAGGATGCTATTAAGAAGTTTAATCATCGTAAAAAGTAAAGCGTATGGATAAATTAGGTTATATACCAGGAGATTTGGTAATGACAAACGGAGTACCACTAGGTACAGCACAGAATGTCGTTTACCGAGTAACATCATCAGACCCATCAAAGACTTTGGAGTTGGACGATGGAACGGTTCTGAAAGGTGTTGTCTGCTTAGAGAATATCGAAGGTGCAGAATTTGGAGATAGAGGTTATCTTTCAGGTGACTGCTGTGCTTGGGTTAAGGATATTGTTCCTATTCCTCTTACTCAATTCATTATAAAAAAGAATGGATGGATAGCATATGAAGCTGATTATATTAATGCTAGTTGTCATATAAGATTATCAAGAAGATTTGAGGAATACTCTGCCTACAAAGCTTCGCATTATAATACTGTATGGCTAAGATACGTAAGAAGTGTTTCCGATTTACAACATCTTCTTTTCGGTCTAGGACTTAACTCAGAAATGGAGGTGTAGGTATGCTTATAAGCGAATTTATTCAACAGCTTCAAGACCTTTGTGATAATGAAGGTGATATGGAGATAGTGATGATAACAGGTAACAACGGATTGGGTTCTATACCTCATGTTAAGAAATCACCGTTTTACGACCAATTTGATATCACAAAGTATTAACAGCCTTCGGGCATAAATAGATAGAGTATGAATATAGACAAATTAGAAAGAGCTAACATTTTAGCAAAAAGCTTGATTCCTAAAGTAGATGAGCTTTTGAATATGTCTTCTCATTCGACAAACATTGCTCACAGTATTTATGGATTATCAGAATGTGACGAAGAGTTTAAAACAAAATTCAAGCAGCTTCTGAATGAAACAAAACAGAGATTGCAAAAAGAGTTTGATGAGCTTTAGTAACTAACCGTCCTGCAAAGGATATAAATATAAGTAATATGGAAGATTTTCAGAAAAGAATGCTCGATGAGCATAGTGAGTTAAAAGACCGTTGGACAAAGCTGAATGCAGCTTTAGCTAAAGATGGTTTCCGTGAAAAAGTTGGAGACTATCAGTTTAAATTGATGAAAGAGCAGTCATTGGGTATGAAAAAGTACTATCTCGCTTTAACTGCTCGTTTGACAGATATGGGTTTATTGAATGGTGGAGCAATACCCGAGAAGTAACTAACCATCCCTTATGGGATATAAATATAAAGTAATTATGAAAAAGTTTATTGGCACAAAGGTCATTATGGCAGAGCCTATGACTATGACAGAAGCACAGAAAGTGCTTGGTAGAGAAATTAAGCCAGCAACAGTTGAGGAAGATGGCTACTTGGTAGAGTACAAGGACGGATATAAGTCTTGGTCTCCTAAGAGTGTGTTTGAGGAAGCCTATCGTGAAGTAGGCTCTGTTAACTTCGGTGGTGCTATTGACTTGCTGAAGGCTGGTCTTGCTGTAAGACGCAAGGGATGGAATGGGAAGGGATTGTTTATCGTGAAGCAGGTTCCTTCACACATTGAAGGTGACATCATTCCTAAGATGCAATCACTCCCTCAGTCTGCTAAGGACATCTTGATGTCTCGTGAGAATCCTCACATTGATTACACTAACCAAATGCTTATCATCAATCCAGATGGTAGAGCAGATTCCTGGGTTCCTTCCGTATCTGATGTATTTGCGGAAGATTGGGAAGTTGTAACAGAGTAACTAACCACTTTAAAGGATAAAATAGATAGATTATGAAATATAGAATTACAAAAGATGAAAAAGGCTTTAGAGCATTAGTCGGTAAACAAAGCAGATTTGGTACTGAGTTTAGATACATTGAAGAAGATAAGTCTACAAATCTCTGTCGCTGTGTTAGTTATTTTGATACTCAAGAAAAAGCTATTGATGCTTGCAAGAAGCATCATGTAGCTATGGGGTACGATAAATTACCTAAAGTAATCAAAGAGTTTGAATTATAATTTACCACCCTCTCTTGTAAAAGGGAGAGGGTAAAAAAGAAGAGAATATGAAAATAGCAATAACATTCACAGACCAAAATCCTGATGGAGGTGCGGTGATAGGTAAGGAAACTTATATTGTTCCTGTAGATGAGAAGTATATACCAGTAAAGGTGATAAATGAGCTTAAAGCATCGTTTTGTAGAGCTGTAGAAATTACTATTGTAAAGAATTAATTAGAGTAAGCAATGAGTAATATTTATAAAGAGGATTTCGTTGATGAAGATACAGGAGAAGTCATTCAAATGGAATTAAACTTAGACAAACTTCATAAACATCACAAAGAGCAGGAGGATTGATTATGAAAATCTTTAAGCGATTAGTATATGTGTTACTTATGATTCCTATATGTACTATAGTATTCGTAATTGAAAGTCCTTTGTTGCCTTTAATCATACCAGCAATATGGGTAATAACAGGAAGTACTATATTACGAGTGAAAGTAACTAAAGGATGTAAATCTTTCTATGTATACACTATTACTCAGATAGTGTATTATAGTATGGATAAGTATTTAACTAAACAATTAAAGTTATGACAAGAGAAGAATTGCAACAAGAACATCATTTCAGAATATAACATCGGCATAGGTTGGCTTTGCGAAGGTCAGTATTGCGAGAAAGCACAAGATGACTACGCAGCAGAAAATAACATAGAGTTGGAGGATTGATTATGGACAGAAATCAAGCAAAGGAGTTACTGCCTATTATTCAGGCATTCAGCGAAGGTCAAGATATTGAGTATTTTGACAAAGGTGACTGCAAATGGAGAACTTGTATAGAACTAGATTTCAATTACAATGTAGAGTATCGCATCAAACCTGAGCCTACATGGATTCCTTTTACTTTTTCAAATACATGCTTGAAAGAGATAAAAAAGCATCATCCAATAGGATGGGTAAAAGAAATAAAATCAGGCAAACTAACTGCTATAGTTAGTGTATCTCAAGCTGGCATAAGCTTTTTAGGAAGAAATGGTTATGTTAGAGACTTCTCCTGTGCTTTTAAAGATTACACCTTTGCCGACGGAACTCCCTTCGGTGTAAAAGTTGAATAGTATGGCGTATTGTTTTTGTGATATTTGTGATTACAAGGATGAATGTAAACACTATCGAAAGGTAGTTGTTTGTCCTTATATAAAAACGGAAGAATAGTTATGGATAATAAAGTTAAAGAAGCATTGGGTAGCGCAAGCTACCTTACATATCACTGGAGGCAGTACTCCTTTGAGCAGCTTGAAAAAGAAATGGTAAGAGTGTGTGGATTGTGCCACAAAGCATTGGGCATTCCACAAGATGATAGCGTTACAGACTTTGAGCGAGGTCAGTGGTCAGTTATTCAGAATGTGATTGGCTACATCAAAGATTATAGCTCAGCAGCACAACTTTGCCGAGAAGCTGGTATCGGTTATAAGAAGATAAAGGCTCTTCAGAAGGATTGTGGTTATAGCTACAAGGAAGAAGTTAATGACTTCCTAAAGGAAAGTCGTAATTGTGGAACTGATTTAAAATTGGAGGAATAGTTATGGATAAAAACGTTTGTGATAATACATTAGTCTTTGGTAGCTGCTATGCTAGAAGTTGTATTGAAGTGCCTTCTTTGAAGGCAGGAAAGGCTAAATGGAAGGCTTTTTATGATAAGTTCCCTTGGCTTAAAGGTCAACCTTTCTATCTTAGACGTTCATGCTTCTGGGATGGAGGTGAAAGAAATTTGAAGGCAATAAAAATAAAACTTAAAAAGATATAATTATGGCATGGGTAGCAGTAGATTATATCGGAGAATGGATATTCAACTACAAGCCTGATATGTGGGCTGGTGATTGTATCGAACATAATTATTGGTTGCCACAAGATAGACATGGAGCTTATGGTTTTCAACTTCCACAAGGTAGCATTAAAAAACTCATCGGAAGAGAACTTACTTCGGAGGATGAGCCAGTAGAACTTAAATAGATTGAATATGGACAAGTTATTATTATATGGAATAGTTGGAACGTCAACTTTGAAGTTACCTACTCCTGACTATAAAGAACTATTTCCGTTAGAAATATACTCTCATCCACCAACAAGAAGAGAGAGACGTAAACGTGAAAGAGAACTTAAAAAGAAGTTCCCTCTCGATTTGACTAAGTTTATAGAATCACATAGAACTTAAAGAAGAATAATATGATATTCTATAGATTTGGTGAAATACCTAAAAATGAGAAATCATGTATTTGGAAAGGTGAAGAAAAAGTTGGGGAAGAATTTGGAGTTTCCGTTTATGAAGCACATAAAAACATAAATGGAACATATTCTCCCGTTCTTCCATTTCCAACAAATGAAATGGCATTTAATGATTTTATAAAACATATAGCATACTTTACTGGTAACAAATATCTAGTAACAGGCGATTTATTAGATGAAACTGGTACTGATGGTGAGCCATTAATTAAAAATGTAAAAATATTAATGAAATTATAGGTATGAAAATAGAAAATATTAAGTTCAAGGCAAAACGTCTTGATAACGGAGAATGGATAATCGGAAGCTTTGTTGTAATGAAGATTCCTGCACTTAGCAAAAAAACTATAGGTATCGTAGCATCAGACGGTGCAACGCTTCATGAAATTGACCCTACTACTGTCTGTCAGTTCACAGGGTTAATAGATTGCGAAGGCAATGAAATTTGGGAGCACGACCTAATACATTACGTAGGGTATAAGCCTACAGCCGAAGTGTTTTGGTCAGAAGAGGACTATGCTTTTATGGCAGCCAGCGAGAATGAACCTCTTTATTTGCTTCCACATGTTCTGGAAATTGGTAAGATAGAAAGAGTTGGAAATAAATTCGATAAAAAGAAGTAGCGTATGAAGATTAGATTAGCAAAGAAGATAATGAGGCGCAATACGCCTTATTGGATATTTCGTTATCTCTGCTATAATCTCATATTGTTACCAGAAGCTGGATATAAAGTCGATTTCAAAGACCACCGCATCACCAAGACGATAAGTTTAATAAGTAAAAAGAAGAAAAATGAGTATAAAAGATACTGACACTTTTGCGGATTTAAGTAAAGAAGATAAGGATGCTTTAGATACTTGGGCACATTATTGTAAACAACATGAAGGTTATGAAAGAAATGAAGAAAGAAACATTTGACTTCTCGGAGTCTCTGAGAAGAATGAAGGAGGGGAAGAAAGTGAGAAGGGTAATTTGGGAAGAATGTGGAGCTTATATCCATATTGTCTCTGTGACTATTGTGGCTGTATGCGATGGCAAATTCTTTCCTTGTGTTTTCAAAGATTCTGAGGATATTCTCGCAACAGATTGGGAGGAGGTGGAAAGATGAAAAAGAAAGTATTGACCCTCACAGTCAGCAAGCAATGGTTCGACATGATTGCTGAAGGAAAAAAGGATGAAGAGTATCGGGAGATAAAGCCGTATTGGGTAGCACGATTACTTCAAAACAACAGCAATATTGTTGATGTGCGACATCTTGCCTTGGCTTTGGCAGGGCGAACGGATTTACTTAAAAAATATATTGACGCACAGAGAATTGTGTTAAAACAATACACCCACGTTCTCTTCATCAACGGCTACCGCAAGGATAGTCCACGTATCGAAAAGGAAATCGAAGGTATCACCATCGGTAAGCCTAAAAAAGGTCTATGTCCCGATAAGTGGCTTGGTACTGAGTTTTTTATTATTAAGTTTAAGTGATATGAAAGTAAAGAATTTACCAAAGAAGATTTACCTCAATATCTGTAGCAATGAAGATGAGGTAGATTACAATGAGCTGAACGGGGTAACGTTCAGTACAGAAAAGATTGGTGTTACCGATTGTGATACGGAAAACGTTCCTTACGTGAATGCTGCATCATTATGGCACGACCTAAAAGAAGAGAAGCCACCATTAAAAAAGTGGGTAATGTTCCGATATAGTGGAGGTGGCGTAAATCCCACGGCTCTTCACTACGGAGCGATGAGTGATGATGTATGGATTGTCACTAGAGGAGACGGAACGCAGCGTATAGAAGTTCTGTACGAGTACTACGATAAGATTGAGTGGCTTGACTTTGAAGAACTGAAATAGTGATGGCGTATGACAAACGAGGAATTTTGTAAGGCTCATATAGGTGAGCGAGTTCTTTATAAAGGTAAGGATATTGGCGCATATGTGGCAGGGTATCTTGATAAGAAATATATCATCTTAGGATTTGATAACTTTGATGGTTGTATTTCTACCTTTACTCCAAGAGTATGTACGTATGTAAAAATATACAATTCATACCGATTCGCAAAGTTGAAGTATTTAACAATGGTAGAACACAAATAATATGGAAGAAGATAATGGGAACATTAGAGCAACTTTCGTATATTCACGAAATTAAGCAGCTTAAACTAGAGGTTGCGAAGTTAACGGAAGATAACAAAAGATTAGTAGAACTTATTAAAATTTTACGAAAATGAAATATTTTGGTATATTCGCCCCAGGTCAAGAAAGAGACAAAGACCTTTCGGCAAGAGTTGAGAACGTTTTGAAAGAGTATGGTGATCGGATCTTGTTTAGCTCAAGAGAAGAGTGTATAGAGACCACAGAAAAAATTAAGTCACTGCTGGCCATTACAGGTTTAAAGTTAGAGTGGCTAAATGGATGGGATGATGAGAAGCAAGAATCTGTAGTGTTTTGCGTATCTCGTTCTTACACTATGCCTTATGCCATTGGTTATTTACATTTTTATAAATCGAAGAACTAGAGAAATGAAAGCTATCTGTATAACAATTCCCAAGAAAATCAAATGGGAAGATTACAAGAAAGAACTGAAGGCTGTCGAAGATGGTAGCCAAGTACTGAACTTCAAGGTACCCAACTTACCGAAGGATATTAAAAACATCAGACGTTGCTATCTGTGTTATGACGGAAAGATTATCGGTTGGCATAACATTGTAGGATATGCCAAAGATGGTGACTTTGAATGTACAACTACAGGCAAACGATGGGAAGGTAACTTTATTCAGCGTAGCGGTTTGTTCCACTACCTAAAGGAGCCTATTGAGTGTAAAGCATTTCGTGGATTTAAATATATTGAGATATAGTTATGGAAAATATTGTAATAGAAATCAAGAAGTTGACAGATTGGGAACGAGTGGTAGATGCCGCTCGCTTCACACAGAGAAAGGAAGGGTTGGGAAAAGAACCAAGTCAAGAGTTCAAGAAGCAGATGATTATTAGCGAGCACTCCCCTCTTCGACTTTTGGAGTTTGACATCAAGGTTTATAATATTCCATATTGTAATATGGGGCACTTCGCCCGTCATGTTCATGCTCAACCATTCGTGAGTACGTCAAGACCCGATATAACCGGTTCAAAGGTATCTCGCCACGATATGCCACAAGACGCTCCGGTAAACATGCAACTCAGCCTCAACGCTCAGGAGATAATCAACATCAGTCGCTTGCGCCTATGCCGTAAAGCAGATAAAGTAACAAGATCGATATGGTACAAGGTTGTTAATGAGCTTTCTAAGATTGAACCAGAACTAGCAGAGGCTTGCCAACCCCAGTGTGTTTTTAAAGGGTACTGCTCTGAATGGAAATGTTGCGGGTTAATACAGAGTGAGTTGTATATAGAGAGAAGAAAGAACTTGCTTTCTTACTTTAATGTAAGCGTGCCATAAAAAAACTTTCATATTTGATTAAAAAAGTTGCTCAAAAATTTGCATATTTGATAAAAAATGCCTATCTTTGTAGTGTAAATAATAAATATAACATTCACTTTAATTTCATAAAGATTATGGCAACAAATAATACAAATTCAGTAAGAGTTAACAAGTCAAATGTAATGAAATCAGCTTGGGCTATGTTAAAGGCAAAGTCAGCAAAGACATTGTCAGAAGCATTGCACAAAGCATGGGTTGCAATGAAAGCTAAAGCTATCATGTACTCACACAAGGTTAAGATTCACTACATCAAAGCTGATGGTTCTGTACGTGAGGCTTTGGCTACATTGAAACTCAATTTCGATTACACAAAGAAAGGAAACCGCAAGCCTTGCTACTCTACCGTATGTTACTTCGATCTGGAGAAGAAAGCTTTCCGCTCTTTCTCTATTGCAACATTCCTAGGAGTAGAAGAAGTTATAGATTAAGTTTAACCAAGGGGAGATTAACCTCTCCCCTACTTAAAAATCAAAAAAATGAAAGCAACAATCCTTGCAAAGTTCTTTGATGAACTAAGTAGACAGCAGATTTCATTCAGTGTAGATGAAATCCACGGACAAAGTTATGAGTTTGCCTTTGGTATAAAGAAGCAAGAATGTGGAGACAAGGTAGCTGATGGTATCTATCTGCAGGTGTGGGCTACGAAGAACTCGCTATGTGATGATATTGTAACAGATTTCTTAGACAAGAATATGCCTATGGAGTTTAGAGGTGGAGATACCATTGACGTATGTAATGCGCCAACGAATGATGTTGACCATGACGAATGGCTTTACATTATTAAAATTGAGGACTAAAAACAATAAGATATGGAAAAGAATATTGAGAATTTCAGTTTAGTAGGCAGCAAAAAATGTAAGGAAATGTTGGCTGCATATCCTACATACAGAGTCTTTTGGAGAAGTGGCTTCGAATATCGCGGAGCCGGAGAACATGAGATTAAACGTGAAGGAGAGCGAAAGATATTTCAACCTGGAGGCTGGACCATGGGAACATTCGAAGAAGAAATGCAGCGGAAGTACAACTGGTCAGCAGCTATTGATATTGAGATAGACCACGAAAAGAAAGAAATACACATGAACGGATTTAGTGAAAACGACATGTGGTAATGACGGTTCTGTTGTTACGAATACAAAAGTCATTATTATTTTTCGTATTTGATAAAAATAATCTGCTTTTTTCTTGCAGATTTGATAAAAAATGATTATCTTTGTAGTGCAAATGATAAATAATAACACTTTAACATTCAAGATTATGGAATTAACAAGCAATGATTACAGAGCAATTTCAGAAAAGATTTCTGAGGGTTCAAATTATGTTGAGTACAGCAAAGGTAATGAAACTATCGCAATCGAGTGCAAGCTTGAAATTGATGGTTACGAAGAAAATGGCTATGATGGCACCGGTGCTTTTGTTTCTACATCGAAAAATCTCAGTATAGAGAAAGTCGAGAGCTGGAATCAGAATGGTGATGATACCGAGAATGATTTCAATGAAAACGAACTTATGAGTTGGGTAGCTTAAGGCTTCCAACTCTATAAAAATGCAAATAATAAATTTAAAATATAAGCGTATGGTAGTATATGAATACAGAATCGTAAAGATAGAGAAAGGTCTTTTTCTCATCGAGTATAAGACCGCTCCTTATGGAGTTTGGCATGAAGTGAAAGATAAGAAGTTCAAGACTAAGCCAAAGGCTGAAGCTTGGGCTAGAAAGAACTTTGTTTAATGAAGTAAAGCGTATGGATAAATTAGAATATATTCCAGGAGATATAGTAAAAATTGAATATGGAGAAGCTACTGGAAAAATAGGTTTCGTAACAAATACTTTTTTAAGAAGAAAAGGTTGCTATAGTCTTGTTGTATTTATTGGTAAAGAGTTTCAAGGTTCTTCTAAAGACGATTGGATTCAAACTTATAATGATGAGGTATCTCCGATCCCTCTCACTCCAGAGATTCTAGAGAAGAATGGATGGAAGTCCATAATGGTAAGTATGCTTTAAAGATAAAAAATGCAAATTATGTAGTACTTGAATTTACAGAAGATGGTATATACACTTACATAAATGAAAATACCATGCTTTTTACAATAAAGTATATTCACGAACTCCAACATTTATTATATGCCTTGCATATAGATAGTAACTTAAAAATATAATGATATGGCACAGGAATATATTGAAGGTGATGTTGTTATGTACGACAACAAAATCATGGTTGTCAAAGAGCCAAGAGACGGAAGTCACTTTGACTTGTCTTGTCCTAAAGAAGGATTAACATACTGCTTGGTAAGTGTAGATGATATTGAACCAGTGGATCTTACATCTGCTATCCTTGAAAAGAATGGATGGCGAAAGGAGCATATATACTTTAAGAATAGAAGGATTCCAAGAATTAAGCTTTGTACAGATGAAAGAGAGTACAAGTGGGCTGTTATAATAAATGATGATATTATGGGAGGTTATATCTATTATGTTCACTGGTTACAGCATATCCTATATGCTTTTCGAATTGAAGAAGAAATGGAGGTGTAGGAGGTATGGATGCAATGTATCAAGTTTGTAAATACTGCAAGCATGCAAAACCAGCTGTAACAGATTTACTTTATTGTGAGATTTGGAAACGGAAGGTATGTGAGCATGAAAGTTGTGACGGAGATTCAGAAAACTATTTTGAATAAGTTTATAACGCCTTCGGGCATAAAAGATATTAGTATGAAAATAAGTGATTTGGTTAAAAGTTTAGAGAAAATAAAGGCAAAACACGGAGACTTGCCTATTGCTTTTGAGGTAAGTGATGATGAT